TCACTTCTTCGTTTTGCCCTTGAATGCCCTGATAACCTTGGCCTCATTCTCAACGTGGCGGGTGTAGTGAGCGCCCATGCGCTCCGATTTGTCGCCCAATGCGGCGGCAACGTCTCCAGTCTCAGCACCTGACCTCTTCAGATCGGCGGCATATGTCGTCCGAAGGCCGTGCAGGGTAGTTCCTTCCCCGATATGACCCTTCTCCTCAAGGTCACGCAGGTAGTGGCTGACAGCCGTCTGCATCTGCACCTCCGATTCCCACGGCGTTCCGTCCTGGCGCGTGCAAATCTCCAATGCCGTGCGGTCTAGCCCGTCGAGATGATCCTGAAGCTCGACAACAGCCGGAACCATCACCAGCTCTTTGTTCTTGTTCGCCACCTTCTGGAAGCATTTCCAGCCATAGACAGGATGCGCCCCATAATCCTTCCATCGTAGCTTGACGATGGTCTGCCCCCGGTAGCCGGCATAGCGCGCGATGATCATCGGGCTGAGGAGATATCGCGGCGCGTTGGCGGCGACATAATCCCATTCGTGCGCCTGCCATTCGCGGTTCGCGTTCGGGTCTGACTTGTGGCACTTGTCGATACCGAGGGCTGGGTTGCCCTGCATCTTCTTCCGCTTCACAGCCTGGGTGAACATCGAGGAGAGCGCCGAAATCATTTTGTCGGCGAAGCGCGGCCATTTCTCTTTCGCGCACCGGTCGCGCAGGTCGTAGAGATCGGCCTGATTGATGTCGGCGAGCGCGAAATCGAACTCTGGTCGCAGATAACGGAAGGCGGCGGTGTAGTCGTCTTTCGTCGCTTGGGCGAGGGTCTGATACTTCGGGCAGTCGTTTTCGAACCACTCGACGAGAGAACCAAGGGTGCCTTCGGGGTACACCCGCTTCATATTGCGCAGCCGCGGCGCATTGTAGGCCGCCATGAAGTCGGGCATTTCCATGCGCTTGTACAGATCGTCTTTGGTGCCGACGAAGCCGCCGAGGAGCTTTTCCTTCGTGTCGCGGACGTAGACGTACCATTTCCCCCGCGCCTGGACGATGTTAAGCCCTTCCAGCTTCACCGTGACCACCATAGATCCGCTCCCCGAATTTCCGTCTTGGCGCGGTATTCTGCTTGTTTGGATCAAGCATGGCTAGCCAGTCGTCGATGCTCGACCGCAAATAGCGCTCGCCTCGGGCCGATTGGGTGAATTGTAGCGGCTTGACCGGACAGACCTTCTTGAAGGTATCAGCGCAGAGGCCGCAGTAGGCTGCAGCTGTTTTCAGATCCATCGCTGCCGGCCAGTAGGGAAGAGCGCTCATCGAACGACTTCTCCCGTTCTGCGGTCAACGACCGTGCCGTCCATGCAGCGCTTGAAGCGCGGGTGGGACAGGCTGGATTTCGGCTTAGCGATGCGCAGGTGCTTCTTGCGGGTGCGGGCGATCTTGGATTTGACCTTCATCTCGACCGCTGTCTTCCGGCGGTGAGGCTCACGCTTGGCCGGGAATAGGTTGGTCTCGCGGTGCTCGCCGCCGAGGATCAGAGCGACACGATGGTCAAAGTCATATTCGTCTCGAAGGGTATCGATCTTCTGCCCTGTCAAATGGCAGGTGAAGTTTTCGCGCTCTAGGATGCGGAGCTTCACCCGGTCGGGGATCTTCTGATTGTCATGGCGAGCGATCCATTCCGGAACGGTTCTAGACATGGGAGAGCCTCACAGGAGATGACGGGTTGAACGTGTGGTGTACCGACTTCGCCGTCAGATAGGCGGCATAAGCCTCTGACGCATCGTCGAAACGGCCCAAGTGGATTTGCTGTCCATCAACGCGAATTTTCGCTCTCCACCGACTGGTCTGCTTGCAAAACGACACGCCTGGGAGGCCCGACGTGTTGTTTGACCGCACTGATTGGTTCTGCATATTCTCTCCGCGCGAGCATGGGCGAAGGTTCGCGAACCGGTTGTCCGACCTATTGCGGTTCGCGTGATCAAGATCGGCGTCCGGCCATCCGCCAGTCACATAGAGCCATGCCAGGCGGTGCGCCTTGTAGAGGACGCCATCGACGGCGATCAGGCGATATCCGTGCCCATCGATGCAGCCAGCTTCCTTACCAGCCCACTTTGTGTTCCAAGACGAAGGTAAGTCGTGGCGAGCCTTCCACGTGAAGACTCCCGACAGCCGGTCGTAGTGCAAGGCCTCCAGCAAACGAGCTTGAGTGAGCGGCGGAACCTGCTTGCCGATCCATTCGGGGAGGCTGAGCATCAGAATGCCTCCCCGTACGGAACTTTACCGACAGCATCCAGTTCGTCTTCTAGATGGAAAGGAGCCGAAACATGAAAGCCGCCAAGGTCAACGAGACCGAAACGAACAAGACGATGCCGGAGCCCATTGCAAGGCCACGCCCGCCGGAGATGGATCTTGAGCCGATTCCGTTGCCAGACCGATCTGGAGCGGATGCCAGCGAACGGCAAGCCGATCAGGGCCGGGTACCGCCGGTTCCGAGCCGCGATGAAGCCAACTTGGAACCGGATGAGGCCTTGCCGGAAGATGGCGAAGAGGACATCCTCGACGACGACCCGGGGCGAGAAAAGACCCGCTTCGACGAAGAGGTTCCCAAGAGCAGCCGATAGACGTTGCTGTCGGTTTGACATCAAGCATCCTCCCTGACGATTTTCTGGACGCGCTTGATCGTCTTCCCCTTGAGGCGAACCACGCGCAGGACGCGGGCCCTGTCGCAAGCGAACGATAGGCCATCGACGCGGGCGTCCGGATCGGGTTTCAGTTCACCGACGGGCTCGACCTCATAGAGCTTGCCACGGCCAGAAAAATGCATCGCGGCGTAGATCATGGCCCCGCCAGCGTCGGTGGAGACATAGACCTTGCTGGGGTCGCAGACGCCGGCCGCGCCGAACCGAGCCGTTGAGGGCGCGCGGGTCTTGGCTGGTGGCAACACGAACTGGCCGACCGAGAGGCCGCCGTAGCCGCCGTGGAAGTAGCGAACGGGTCCGGTCATGCTGCCACCGCCTTCTCGGTGAGGCGGACCGATGCGGTGCGAGCGAATTTCGCGAAAGTCAGATCGCAGAAGCAATCCGAGATATCCAGCCAAAGGCTGTACTTCGCCTTTGCCGCAGACACCGCGACCACTGCCTGCGTCTGCCCCTCATAGGTCACGTCATAGAGGCGGTGCTTGTCGCCGATCTGTTTGAGGTGCGCGGCGAGCGCCTTCCGACCGGCGTCGGTGACCGAGAAGTAGGCCATGCCTCGCACAAGCCCATCAAGCTGCCAGTTCTCGGACGCGCCGAAGGCTTTGGCCTCCTGACTGTCCACGCCGGTCGTAAAATGGTTGCGGTAGGTCTCGCCCATCGGGTCGACCGGGCGGCCGAGCGCATGGTCGATGTGATCGAAAGCCTTGTCTTCGAGATAGCGGTTGACGCTCGGGTTGCTGGTCATGCTGCTGCCTTCGATTTCGGTTCGGACCAAATGACGTGGTGACGGGCTCCGAAGGCGAAGATGATCTCGATGAGATCGGTCATCTCGTCCTTGGACAGGTCGGATGAAGACGTGCCGAGCGGGACAAAACCGGTCCCGTCGGTATTCGGCACGAGGCGAAGCTGGTCGTGTTTCTCGCGGCGCAGCGCGTCCAGCATGACCAGTTTCCAATCCTCGGGGGTGAGTTGCTGGCCGTGCCAGGCAAGTTGCAGCGACAGGTCGGTGAGCATCGCCCACATGCGATCGTTCTGCGGCGTCGTGCGCTTCGGTCCCTTGAACTCGACGCGCGTGTCGACTGGCGCACGCATGATCCAGTCGATTGCCTTGCGGCGGAACGTTTCGTTCGCCAGAACCAGAAGCGCGCGGCCCATCTCAGCCCCCGTTCAACGGTGCGAGTTGAGCGAGGCGACGATCGCGGATGGCGAAGGCCGTATCGATCATGTCGGCGTGGCCGTTCGTTTCGAGCACGGCCGGCGCGTCGAAGTCGTTCCAGATCTCCTCGACCTCAACGTCGTCCTTCGCGCCGGCAAGGCCGGTTTCGATCTGCTCGAGGAAGTCGCCAAGGTTGAATTCGAGTTCGGTCGACTCGGTGACCGGAGCGACTTCGACCGTCTCTGCAGCCTTGGCTGGCGGGGCAGGAGGGGCCGGGGGCTTCGGCGGCAAAGCCGGCTTCTCTGGCGTGATATCCCGCATCGTCTCGACTTCGTCGATCTCGCGAACTTCGAACTCGTCACGGATGCCGCCGAGGACATCGCCGAACAGTTCGCGCAGGCAGTAGCCAGCGGCGCGCCATGCCAGCATGCGCTGAGGGAAGCGATACCACGGGCTATCGTTCGGCTTCTGCTCGTTCTTCTTGTCCCACTTGTTCCACTTGGTGACGATGGCCTCGGTCTGCCAAAGGCCGGCACGCTCCGCGTCTACCTGTGAGAACTCCACTCGCTTGTCTTCGCTGGTGTCGAGACGCTTAGCCTCGCAGAAGCCAACCATCTTGCCATTCCGTTCCTCCCATCCGGTTCGGAGATAGGCGACCTTGCCGGACATACGGACGACGTTGATCAGGCCGTCGCCGTAAAGCGCCGGCTTGCCGTTGATGACGGTGAAGCTGCGAAGGCTGACCATGGGCTTCAGGCCGAGCTCGGCGCCCGACATGATGGCGACCGCGACGGCTGCCGCCGCATCATCGCCGGTGAGCTTGCCGACCAGCGCCGACGGCGCCAATCCGGAAGCGACGACAGCGCGCGCGACGCGCAACGTCTCCTCGAAGGTCTGGGGGACGATAGCCATGACCTGGCCGCCGGCGGTGAGGGCTGGGATATGGGCGTTCATGCGCCTTCTCCTTCAACAGCTTCCGGCTCGACGACGCGGACGATCTTCTTCTGCGCCAGCTCGGATTCCGGCTTGATCGCCATGACCTCGACGGTGGTTTCGCCGCGGGCCGTCTCGACGACGACCTTGTCGCCGACGTTGACCACTAGGCCCTCGGGGATGAAGTAGTCGTAGGTCTTCTCGTCCTTCTGCCACTTGAACTTCACGGCAGCGACGGCGAGCGAAATGGTGGTTGCGTCGGTCATTAGGCAGCCCTTTGCTCTTCGAAGCGCTCAACACCATCAAGCTCGACGCCGGCGCGGATCGCGCGGTTGGCGAGCGTCTCGACGAGCGCTTTCATTTCGGGATGGTTGCTCAAGGCTTTGATGGCCTTGTCGTAGTCGACGATGCGAGCCGAGACGAAGGTCCGGAGCGAGACGCGGGCGCCAGTGCGGCCGGCCTGCGCCTTCTGGGCCTGAGCCGCCTGTTCCTGCTGGTTGGCTTCTTGCTGCAGGCGTTCTGCCTCGGCCTGCGCGGCGGTGTCGCTGACGTCTGCCTGGGCGGCGAGTGCTTCAGCCTCGCGACGCTTGCGTTCGGCTTCGTCGCGCTCGCGCTGCTGGCGCTCGTATTCAAGGCGCTGCTGCTCCTGCAGGAACGGCGTGACGTGCGCCTTCAGCTTCTTGGCGAGCGTGTCCGGATCTTCCTTGAGAGAGCGCCACTTGTTGTCGACCGAGCGGCCAGCGTCGAGGTGCGGTTGCTTCTCGACCTTGTGCAGGCTCTCGGCCTTCGTTTTGATGGCGGTCAGCCGCTTCGACCAGATCGCCGCCTTGTCGGCTTGGTCCTGGGTCTTGATCGGCGTCTTCATGAACGCCTCGGCTTGCTCTTTTTCGGACAGAAATTCGAGCTTCAGTGCTTCGAACGGATCAGCCGGAAGATTGTGGCCGGCGGCGGGCGCCGGCGGCTCGTCATCCCAGCCGGCGCCCTCGATCGCCTTTTGATAGGCTTCGTAGCTGACCGGGTGCGTGCGGCAGAAGTTCCAAGCGTCGCCAGCGTCGACCATGCGCTCGCCGCGCATCGCCAGCCAGGAGCCGGCCTCGTCGAGCCAGATCGCCACCGGTTCCCACTGGCCGCCCTTGAAGCGCGTGCGGTAGTAGCCCTGTTCAGGCTGGCCCTCGTGCATCGGGCCGACGTTGCCCGCCAGCGCGTTCTGCCACCAAGTCCAAATGCTTGTTTCTGCGGTCATGTTAGACGGCCCTTTCAGCTACGATTTTGCGGTGGATCTCCTCGGTGTTCGCAAAGCCGATCGCCATGAAGGCGAGGAGGGCGGCGAGGAGGATGATGAAGGTGGCGGCGCCAAAGCTGGCGCGGTTGAACTCGGCAAGCTCGTCCAGGTCGATGCTGCGGGCTGGCTCGATGCGGCAGTGACCGCACTCGCAGTACCGCTCGGCGGGCGAGCACGCGTATTGGACAGGGCGGTTCATTACAGAGAAGCCCCGATCGTCGGCGCGAACTCGCGCGCAGCCAGGCGTCCGCGGTTCTCGTATTCACGCTGGTCGATGTAGAAGCCTTCGCCGAAGCCGGAGGCCCGCAGGATCGACAGAACATCGTCGACGGCGCGGTTGTAGACTTCGTCCTCGGACGTGTGCGAGGCGCCGCCAAGGGCTTCGACCTCGCGGTACAGTTCGTGCAGCTTCACGCGGCGGGGCTTGAAGGACATTACGCGGCCTCCTTCTCGATCGAGGGCGTTGCGGTGAAATCGGGATGATTGGCGACGCGCTGATAGGTCTCGACCGTGCAGCCGGGGTAAGCGGCCAACTCTTCGTAGGCCTCGTCTTCATCCCTGAACTCGACTGCATCGGCGTCGTCGTAAGAGAAGAAGCCGTCGATCGTCAGGAACCGGCCAACCTCGTCTTGGATGCTGTATCGGGTGACCATCGCCATTTGCTTCGTTCCTCATCCAGCGCCTTGCTGTAATGAGATATAAGCATAGCTAGAAAATGCATTCAAGCAAAACTTTAAAGCAAAACTAGAAAACGCCTCTCGACTCTTTCATGAAAAGAATCAATGTTTGAGAACGAATAGTGAACATAGGAGAAGGGAATGGGGCTGCCGACGCGCGAGCCACTCTTGGGAGAAGTGGCGTCCGTATCTGTTGAGTGTTCAGATTGTGGGAGGTCGCGCTGGTGGCAAGCCGGGCAGTTGATGCGCTTCCCTGGGGTCTTCCCAGGCACGCCATTGGCGAAGCTGTCAGCCCGGCTTACTTGCTCGGCGTGTCAGGAAGACGGGCTGCCGGGCAAGAGCATTTCCGTTCAGGCCTTATTTGTGAGCGAGAGCGCGCGCGTTCGGGCAGAGGCTCACGTCCTCAATAGCCGAGAAGTTCTGCCAGAGGTATCACGCGCCATAGCGCCTTTACGGCGTACCGGTTGAACGTCAGTTCCTTCGGTGGGTTGTACTGGCTGACGATGACTTCTGAGGCCGTCCGTCGAACGAAGTACTTGATGTAGGATTTACCGACGTCGCCCTCATTCTCAGGGAAAAGTTCGATCACGATGTGATCGCCAGGCACTGGTTCCCGGCCGCCGACGTAGATGAGCTCGCCGGGGAAGTAGCGCGGGATCATGCTGTCGCTGATCGTATGAAGCGCGAAAGCCTTGGCGACGCCTGTCAGGCCAGGCGGTCGGCGAACGAAACCTTGGCGTTCGCCATTGAACCTGAAATCGCCATCGTCGCCACCGGCAGTGGTGCCCAGGACCTCAATATCCATTGGGCCAGTAGGCGGCGGGGCAGGGTCGGTCACGCGCTCGGCGTCGGCGAGTGGCTCATCTGTTAGGCTGACCACTTCGCCATGGCTAAGGGCGCCCTGATCGACGCGAAGGAAATCGGAAAGCGCAATGAGATTCTCGGTCGATGGCAGGTTTTTGCCGCTCTCGTAATTCCCGATCGCCGCCACATGCACGCCGAGGTGCTCGGCAAGCTGTCGCATTACAAGCCCGCGCTGCTTTCGCGCCTGCTTGATTGCTGCTCCCACGATCTTGGCTTTTTCCTTCGTATCCATGGCCAGCATGTGAGTGATCAAGCCTCATATCGTCTATAAAAGTTTTGCTTGAAGAGATTTTCTAGTTGTGCTTATAATTCGGCATGAGCACAGAACCTCTCCCACTCACACTGGTTTTCAAGCAGGCAGGCAGCGCCAGCGAACTGGCGCGTCGGCTTAAGATCACGCCTTCCGCTGTGTTGCAGTGGGACAAGGTCCCCCCGACACGGGTTCTGGAAGTGGAAAGGATCACGGGAGTTTCGCGGCATTTGCTGCGGCCCGACATCTTCGGCGCGCGCCCTATCGAAGGGGTGACGGCATGAGCGCCGAAGGTCAGATCAAAGCGTTCATCGACCGCATTCTGCGCCTCAAGGAAGAGCAGGACGTCATCGGCGACGATATCCGCGACATCTACGCGGAAGCCAAAGGCATGGGCTTCGATAAGACGGCCATGGGCAACGTCGTCGCTCATCTGCGCAAAGTCGCGAAGAAGGGTTCCGAGACGGTCGCTGAGCAGGGCGCCATTTTCGACATCTATCTCGCAGCTTACGAGGGTCATGCGCCTGCGCCCGCCCGCGTACGAGAAAACATTGAGAAATTTGACCCGCTGACCGGCGAGTTCCTCGATGACAACGTCGACCCGAAGCTGGCACACACCATCGTCACCGGCTTGCAGACCGAGATCGGTCGCGCCGCGCTGACCACTGCCATCGACATCATGATCGCCCGCGAAGAGGCGGAAGAAGATCCCGTAGCGAACGTCGGGGAGGGGGCAACCGGCACGACAGCTGCTGCTTCCGGCGATCCGGCTAGTAGGGCCGATGATGAGAGTGAGCGTCAGCACTCCTCGACGGTCGGCTTTGCTGACGATTGCCGAACCGGAGGCAAGGAGCAGTCGGATGCGTCCGCTGCACCGGTAGGGGATGCCGCCGCTTATGCACATGGCATCCCCGCTCTTTCCGAGAAAGCCACCGTCGCCGCTCAAGGCGAAGCGACGGGATCCCACAGCGACCAGCGCGAGACCGACCGCGAGGCGGCGGCAACTGGCGTCGGCGCCAACGAAGGAGGCGAAAATGTAGAGAGCAGCGGATTGCCCGCAGGTCTCGAAGGAGGCCCCGTCAACCTTGAACCCACTGGCCCGGTGGCTGAATGGGCAACCTCTCTCACCGCCAAGCCACCATCCCCGTTGAGGCCGCATTGCCGGCAGCCGGAGGCATGCGGCGGCTACGGCCGGAACCACTGCCACACATGCGCGAAAGCAATGCGCGAACGCGAACCTGCGGAGGAATTGGCATGATCGGATCGAAGTCATCGTGGTGGTCCCGCGCTTCCAAGGACCAGAAGCTCGCCCAGATCGACGGCGGGATTGATTGCGGCATCAGCGCCAAGCACATCGCAATGAACGTCGGCACCAGCGTGAGTGCTGTGCACGAGTTCGGTCGGCGGCATGGCCGCAGGTTCATCGGGAAGCCGACGCCGTCTCATCTCCGGATCGCCGGTAGCATCGCAGGTCTCACCGCCGCTCGTCGGCGCGGCAAGCCTGACTGCGAGATCGTCACGGCCTTTTCCATCTTCGGCGACGAGGCCAACGAGCAACCGATGTTCGATGAGGTGGCGTGATGAGCACATTTCTTGTCCTCGCCGGATTTGGCGGTCTCGCAATCATTGGCGCCGCCATTTGGCGTGACGGATGCGACGACATCGCGCGGCTCATCTCTGAACGGCGCGATCTCAAAGCCGAAAATGAATTCCTGAAACTGACCGATGACGAGCTGGCGGAACTGATCATCTCCGATCTTCGCCGCGCAATCATCCTGAATTGATCGCGTTCTCCTCCTCCCTCGCGATCAACGAGAGCCCCAGTCTTCCTCCTCCCGGCTGGGGCTCTCAACCCGAATTCGGATCCTCTTGTTCGCCAGGCGCATGACCACGGCTTGAACAGCAGACCCCAATGGAATGGCCGGTGACGAGGCGGGTTCGTCACCGGCGGCAGAGCCAAGTTGCGGCGGGGCTCTGCGGAACTGAATGACCTGGGAGGGACCGGCTGCCGTTGGCGCGGCGCCGTCCTCTCCATCGGATGAAATGCCTGTGTGCATCACGTGGTCTCCATCAACAGGACCAGTGATCTCACAGGGAGTTTCGGAAATGCCCGAAAAAGCTTCGGAGAAAAAAGAAATGTCAGTTGCGGCTTTTTGTCAGGACGCGTTGCAGAACGAGATTGCACCGACATCGCTTGGAAGAGTCCAGGCCCGGATAGTGATCGCGGCTCGCGCGCTAGGCTGGTCATACACGCGCACCAAGGACGTTTGGTACGCCGATCCCAAGATTTCAATCAGAGGTCACGAGCTTCGTCGCGTCGAAGACGTGAGCGGGCTTGTCTACGAGGCACGCCAGGAGGTGCAGAGAAATGATGACGCTATCGACAAGGCCACCGCTCTCCTGGGCGGCGAGGATGCGCATCTCGTTCGCTCGATCGTTGCTGCGTTTCGCTCGGTCCTTGGCTTTCGCCATAGCGCCTGAGCTCCGCGAAGAAGTGACCACGAACGGCGAGGGCCAATGATGCAGAACAGCGTGCCTCTTATCGTTGACAGTTTCGCCGGCGGCGGTGGTGCCTCTACCGGCATCGAGATGGCTCTCGGCCGCTCGCCCGATATCGCGATCAACCACAACGCCGACGCGCTGGCGCTGCACGCTGCCAATCACCCGGAAACCCTGCACCTGTCCGAGAACATCTTCAAGGTGGACCCGCTCGACTACGTGGCAGGGAAGCATGTCGGCCTGGCGTGGTTTTCGCCGGACTGCAAGCACTTCTCGAAGGCCAAGGGCGGTAAGCCGGTTGAGCGCAACATCCGCGACCTGGCGTGGGTGATCGTGCTCTGGGCCGAGCGTGCGAAGCCCGACGTCATCATCATGGAGAACGTCGAAGAGTGGAAGGAGTGGGGCCCGCTCATCGAGACCGACCGCGGGCTGATGCCTTGCCCCGACAACCGCGGCAAGACCTTCCAGAAATGGTGCAAGGCCATGAAGCGGGCCGGTTACAAGCTGCAGCATCGCGAGCTTCGCGCCTGCGACTATGGCGCGCCGACCATCCGCAAGCGCCTTTTCGTCATCGCACGCCGGGACGGTCAACCGATTGTCTGGCCCGAACCGACGCACGGCGCGCCGACGGATCGCGATGTCATCGCCGGCAAGAAGCTGCCGTGGCGTACCGCTGCCGAGATCATTGACTGGTCGCTTCCGTGCCCGTCCATCTTCGACACCTCCGACGAGATCATGGCGAAGTTCGGCCTGCGCGCGATCCGCCCGCTCGCCGATGCCACCATGGCCCGCGTGGCCCGAGGCACGAAGCGCTACGTTCTGGACGCCGCGCGCCCCTTTCTCGTTCAGACCGGTTACGGCGAGCGCAAGGGGCAGGAGCCGCGTTGCATGGACGGCGACGCGCCGCTCGGCACGGTCGTCGCCGGCGGCGTGAAGCATGCCGTCGTTTCGCCCTCCCTGACCCGGTTCAATACCGGCGCGACAGGCAGCGCCATGAACGAACCTGTCTCGACGATCACCGCCAACAGCTACATAAAGAAGCCCGGCGGTGCTGCGCCGCTTGGAATGATCACTCCGCACCTGATGACTGGCCTGTCCATTGTTGCCCCTGTCCTGACCTATGCCCAGCAAGGCGGTGCTAACCGCTCAGTCGAAGATCCGCACCACACCATCACCGCCAGCAAGAAAGACCAGAACGCAGTCATCATCCCGACGCTGGTCGGCTGCGGCGGTCGCGCCGGTCAAAGCCGGCCGCGCGGCGGCGATGAGCCGCTGGCAACGGTGACTGCGAAAGCCGACGTGTGCACAGCGGCCGTGTTCGTAGCCCAGCACAACAACGACAGCCGCCGCATCGGTGGCGTGAACCCCGGCCGCGAGGCGTCGGAGCCAGTTTCGACCGTCACATCGACCGGAGCACAGCAGGGCGTCGTCTCGGCTTTCGTATCCCGTCAGTTCGGGACATCGACGGGCCATGCCGCAGAAGCTCCGCTCGGCACAATCACGGCCGACGGTGGCGGCAAGTCTCTCCTCGTCGCGCCTCACCTTCATGCCTACTATGGCTCCGACCAGGACACGCCCGAGAACGAGCCGTTCCACACCATCACGACCAAGCCGCGCTTCAGCCATGTTGAGGCCGCCATCAGCGCGCCGCCGTTCACGGAAGACCAGCACGCCAGAGCCCGAGAGGTTGCGGCATTCCTTCGCTCCTACGGTTTCTGGGATGAGCGCGAATTCGTCACGCTGACCATCGGAGAAGCCGAATTCGTCATCGTCGACATCGGCATGCGGATGCTCACGCCGCGCGAGCTTTACTCGGCGCAAGGCTTCCCGACCGACTACCGGATCGACGCTGACGCGAACGGCCGCCCGTTCCCGAAGAACGTCCAGGTCTCGTGCGTGGGCAACTCCGTTTCCCCGCCGGTGGCAGCCGCCATCGTCGCAGCGAACTGCCAGCACCTCGTCGAGTATCGCGAGGCGGCCGAATGACCGACCCCGCCGAAATGATCGCTTGGCTCGATCGCCGCATCGCTAGCGCCATGACCTGGCTCGACGATCACGGCCACGGCTCGAAGAAGCCTCGCCCCGAAAACGAGATCACCACCAAGGAATACGACATCGCCCGGTTCGAGGAGATCAAGGCCGCGTACCTGAAGGCGCTTGCGCGGAGAAATCAGGAAGGGGCGGCAGCGTGAGCACGTCAGTGCAACTTCGTTACCTTAGCCTCGGCAATGGCCTCCAGAAACGCGTCGCGAGCTGGTTCCCAAGCATAGGTGCCAAGCATCGCGTCTGTGCACTTGTTGAGGGCATCCGAGTAGGCGACGCCATAATCGACAGGCCAACTCTCGCTGAGCAGGGTGGCCGCCCGGCCGGGCGTCCAAACGATCTGCACTCCGTCGAGCTCCGGAAGTTGGATGATCACGCAATCGTTCCAATTCTCGATCATCGCCGGCCTCCTTTCGTTCCGCTCGTTCAGCTGGCGTTAGGCTCTCAGTTTCGGCGGCTTGTCATTCTCGTCTGGGTTCTGGTTGGGAACCTCATCCGGAAGGATGTCGGGCTCTCTGTCCGGTGGTTTGGGCACGTCTGGCGGAACATCCGGCGGCAGGTCCGGCGTGAAATCTGGGTCTGGGATGTCCGGTATCGGGGTCCTTGGCATGGAGGCCTCCTCTTTGGTGGTGCAACCGCGACCGAGCGGTGTTTGTTCCAGGAGTTCGGCCCGTTCGCTGCTCGCCGTGAGCGGGGAGGTCGCGCGTGATCAAGCTGCACCTCCCATACCCGCCCTCAGGCTGGGACCTATACGACGGCTGGGGCGCGAAGCGCCGGCTGTCGCCGACCTACAAGAAATGGCGGACTGACGCGGGCTACTTCATCAAGGCGCCTGCTGCACCGATCGACAAGCCGTTCGCGCTCTACGTCGCGTTGCGCCGGCAGAACATGCGCCAGGACCTCGATAACCGGTCCAAGGCAATCCTCGACTGCCTTCAGCACTACGGCGTCATCAAGAACGACAATCTCTGCGAGCGGCTGACTATGTGCTGGGACAGTGAGCTTCCGGCTGAGTGCGTCGTCATCGTCCAGGTATGCGAAGAGGGGATGGCGGCGTGAATTCAAGATCTACGCCTAAGCCCGGTTGGATCGGTGGTCTAGCCGAATGGACGGATGGCGATACCGCCTATTTGTCGATCGCGTTCACTTGGAAACTGAACGACGCATATCAGCGGGCCATCTACTATCGAGCGCTCGGCTACAAAGTGCGTGCCGGAGGCCCCGGCATCTTTACGCGCAAGCACTTCCTAGCTGACGTGGCGGAGATCGGCGGCGATATCCCGGACGCGGTGGTGCACCATAACCCGTTGGCGACGATTGCAAGCCGGGGCTGCCCAGTTGGCTGCTGGTTTTGCATCGTGCCGAAAATGGAGGGCAGAGAGTTCACGCTTCTGCCCGAATTCCCAGTGCGGCCTATCCTTTGTGACAACAACCTGTCAGGTCTCCCGGCTGACTATCAGGATTACATCGTCGATCGATACTTGGCCGAGTGTGTTCCTCTCATGGACGCGAACTCCGGTTTCGAGCCGCGCACCTTCGACCAGGATGTTTTCGTCAGGTGGTCCAAAATAAATCGCGGCCCATGGCGGTTTGCATATGACGACCAACAGGAGCGTCATTATGTCGAGCGTGTCATGTGCATGTTGCGCGAAGTATCAGCTCGAAAGAAGCGCGTGTACGTCCTGATTGGCAACGAGCCTGTCGAGTCCTGCATGGAGCGCATTCGGCAGGTGATAGACTGGGGCGGCGAACCGCACGTCCAGCCATACGTGAAGCTCAACGCTCTTGAGCGCACTCCATTTCCTCGCTTCGACTGGAACAAGCAGTTGCTTCGAGACGTCGCCCGATGGGCCAACTCCCCGCAGATATGGAGGAAGACGAGGTTTGAAGATTACCGGAGGTCGGTGAAGAGCCGGGCGCCAGAGCGCTATGACGAGCAGCAGGGGCTATTCCTATGAGCAAGATGCCATGGATCCGCTTCTTCCCGTCTGACTGGCTCGCCGGCACGCGCGGTATGAGCGCAGTTGAGACCGGTGTCTACATCACGTTGATCGCGACGATGTACGAGCGCGGAGAGCCGATCCCGGAAGATCATGCCCGCCTGGCGAGGCTCTGCGGAGCTTCGAATTCTGCCTTCGCAAAAGCGATCGAGACCCTCGTCGACGAAGGAAAGATCGTTCGCGTCGACGGCGGCCTTTGGAATGATCGCGTCGAAAAAGAGCAAGTCTACCTCTCGGAAAAGTCAGAGGTAGGATCGCGAGCCGCACGCGCGCGTTGGAGCAAAAAAGGGAATGAAAACAATGCATCCATTGATGCGGTTGCATTGCCAACGCAAAGCCAGGGCAATGCTAACCAGAAGCCAGAAGCCAGAGTAGTAAAAGAAGAACCTACCGGTTCTTCGAAAAAGCGCGGTTCACGGCTTCCTGTCGCCTGGACACCGGACATCGCCTTTGCCGTCTCGATCGGCCTTTCCCAAGCCCAAGCTATGACTGAGGCGGAGAAGTTCCGCGAGTGGTGGCCGGCGCAGCCGGGCCAGAAGGGCGTCAAGCTGGATTGGGACCTCACCTGGAAAACTTGGTGCCGGAAGGCCGCCGAGCGGTTGCCCCGTGCCCAGGCGCCGCCTCGGCCGATGAGCCCTCACATGCAGCGCCAACACGACATCCGCCAGAAACTTGAACGAGACCTCTACGGTGAACCAGATGACCAATATGCCGGCCAGACTGTCGACCTTGCAGAGCGAGATTTCCGCTCTCACTGAGAAGCTTTCGCCGTGCGGCGTTGACGAGGTTGGCAAGTGCATCGCCTCGCTGATGGACGCCGGCCTGATGATCCCCGCATCGATCCAGTCCGCAGATCCGATCGAGGAGTACCGGGTCGCACTCAAGGGCGTTCCGCTCCATGGCCTGCGCACCGTCTTCGTCCGCCTGAAGCGTGGCGAATACGACTTGCCGAACCGGTCCTTCCTGCCGATCCCGTCCGAAATGGCGGCGATGGCCAACCTCGAATGCCGAAGCCTTCGCGAAGAGCGCCTGCGCGCCTCGGAGATGATCAAGGCTGGCCGCGAAAATGCCGCGCTCGGCGGCCCTCGCATGTCGCGCTACGGGCTCAAGGACCTGCGGATCACCCAGGAGGAGAGGGCGCGCGAGCTCGCCGCTGAGGGCTTCGCCTTCGTCGCCGAATGCCAATCTCACGACGAGTTTGCCAACGGCTGCAAGAAGCGGCGGTGGCCCCTCGGCGCAACGCATCTTTGGGCGATCAATCAGGTGTGGGCACCCGGCGTCGTAAAGCAGTCCGCGCAGGGGAAGCAGGCCGATGCTGCGTAAACTCCGCCCCCGCCCAGACGCCAACGACCACGTGATCGCCTACCGCGTCCACCAGCTGCGCACGTTCGGTCATCTAACGCCCACCGACTACGTCCGGCTTCGGGCTCTCGAACTCCGGATCCCGTCAAAAGTCATGCTCGGCCCGTCTCAGCGCCGCGCCATCACCAGACACCGCCACCGGATCATGTGGGAGCTACGCCAGCAGAGGCGGATGTCGTTGCACGCCATCGCCCGGGTCTTCTCGCGGGACCACACGACCGTCGCCTACGCCTTGAACAAGATCGACATGGAGAACGCCCAATGAACGACGCCATCAACACGAAAACGGCCTGGTACGCGGTTCGGTCGGTTCCCGGCGCCCAGCGGATGGCGACCGTGCTTGAACCCGCAAACGATGAGACCGAAGCGGAGAAGCAGGAGCGCGAGCGCCGCAAGGGCGAAAGCATCCTGGAACGCAGCCTCCGCGCCGAAGGCATCGAGGTCTACATGCCGTCATTCTGGGACATCACCCAGCACCAGCGGACGAACAAGATGATCGAGCGCCGGTTCCCGCTCCTCGTCGGTTACGCCTTCGTCAACATCGAACAGGGCGATTTCGAGCGCGTCCGCAACGTCGACGGCGTTCTCTCGTTCGTTCGCCCGTCGTTCGATCGCGGCCCCATCGTCTTCCGCGACACCGATATCGGCAGCCTCATGTTCGCCGACTTCCAAGCTCGGCAGCAGTGGGAGCGCGAGCGTGAGCAGCGGCTCACCTTGTCGCACACCCACCGTCGGAACGCGCTCAACAAGCGCCTCGGTCTAATCTTCCCGAAAGGCCGCCGCAAGAAGGTTCCGGTGCGGATGCTTGCCGAGGCCGCCATCGACGAGCTCGCCCCCGCCAGTCGTCAACATGTTTTGTCGATTCTCAATGAATTGAAGGCGATGGATGAAGAAATGGACGCTTGCCGAGCGCGCTCAAGCCATTTATATTCGGCGGCGTGATTTGGGTGTACTGTCGGACCTTGCTTACTGCAACGGGAATACTCGACGGCCCAGCCGGGAGCCATCCGCCTCCTGCCCAAAGGAAAAATGCATCCAAAATTCAGGCCGCCTCCGGGCGGCTTTTCGATTCCTGATTGCCCGGTAGTGCTGCTGGAAAATGCAGATAGACCCCGACTGGGCAAGCGCGACCACCCGAGGACCGCAGTCTATGCGATAGGGTGGTCGCGTGACTTAAAGATCTATTGAGCAGGCGCTGTAGTCGAAGGTTGGGTCGTAGAAGGCTGTGTCGACGGGGTCGTTGTTGACGGCTCAGTAGTGGACGGAGCTGTCGTCGACGGGGCCGTTGTTGATGGCTGGCTAGTAGCCGGCTCAGTTGTCGATGGCGTGGTTGTGGTCGTCGACGGTTGAGATGTCGTTGGTTCGGTCGTCGTTGCTGGCGGCGTCGCAGTTTCCGTAGGCGCTTCCTTCTTTGGCATTAGAAGGACCACCAGGATGATGACCACCACGGCGAGAATTATTCCGAGGACGGTATTTCGGCTCATGCTTCACTCCTCTTGGATGCATCCGACTCGCGAATTGTATCACGGCAACCAAAATCGGAGATGAACGGGCAAGCCAGCCGCCCGTCTATGCGCAGGGCGATCGCCTTCATTTCGAGGCTAAGGCCTCAACGAGGTGGTGACCACAAAGTGATGTGGTGAGTAACGGCGACGCGGAGAAGGCCATATCAAGCTGCTACGCTGAGAAACGGAGTGGCCTATCCCCCGCCACGGCCCAACGACTAACCGGGAGGATAGCGCGGCAAATTAGGGCCGGCCGTATCCCGCTCCAGCAACCGGACCAGATGGGTTGTTCTTCTCGTTGCGGTCAAGAACGCCCGCCATGAAGCGCAGTAGCACCGAGCGGGATTGTTCTGCCAAAGGGCCGACGAGGGGCTTCATTCGGCTTGTGACATATCCGGCCTTGTGAAGCATTTGGTTGAGGATGCGATTGCTCGCCGGATTAAAGTCCGCATTGCAGATCATGGCAGACATCGTGTCATTCTTTCGTAAGAGCGGGTCCAGCCCGAATTTTAGGGTGGAGCGTCGAGCGTCGCGCCACATGCGTGCGGTCGGCAGCGGCAGTTAGATTGCGCTTTGAGGCCTCGCGACTGCTTTTCGGCTGACCAGGCTTACGCCTACCAAAGCCAGCCATCCGCAAGGACGTAGACGATCATCACTATGCTTGTAGCCACAGCGATTTGTGACGCTGTCGTAGCAATGAGATATCGATTTTGAAGAAGAGTGAAGGCGGAAGACATATTGTCCTCCTCTCGTTTGGGGCCAGGGTAGCAAGCCCTCAAACAGCAGCGCCCGTATCGTTGGCTACTGGAAGATCCACCATGCGCGCTTGTGGTGAACATAGCAAGGGATGAAATAAGTCATATGGAGCCCGCCCCGGTTTGTCGCCCGGCGGCGGGGTTTTCGTCGTCACTGACCGTAGTCTATGCGGAGGGGGCGCCTTCATCTTCGTCACTTACTCCGGCAGAGGCTCAAAACGCCCTGCGCGCGCAACGAGTGGCGGATGCGTCACATCAATGGTCGGCGAAGGCCTGAAGCGCCACACCGATGCCGGCGACGACCACGGTAACGCCGACGGCGATTGCCGATATCTTCGTCCAGTAGGCAGTTTTCACTGTTGCGTCTGCGGCCCGTATTTGAGATTCAGCCGCTGCTATTTGGCTTTCAGAAGCCAGTTTCTGCATAATGAAAAGGCGACGCTTTATCTGAATGTCCCGCCAGTAGGATGCTTGAGATCCTATCTGCTCATGCGGGTTTTCGAAGACTTCCTCGTCGGTCTTTTCGTCCCATGCTTCCATTCACGTCTCCTTTCTCTCGTTGGGTCGGCGAAGAAACGATGAAGGACCATGAGTCGCAAGCGCGATCAAGTTGCACCCGTAATTCACAAGTCGGAGTAGAGCAGTCAGGTAGCTCGCGTGGCTCATAACCACGAGGTCGCAGGTTCGAATCCTGTCTCCGCAACCAGTTCCCAAGAGGGCCCGTAACGAACACGCCGGGGAGCCCGGCCGCTGTCGCAGCGATGGCGAAATAGGTTCGGGGCCCGCCCACCAGAAGCCGTTCGCCGGTTAGGCTGCGTAGCCGGAAGGAAGACAAGCGGGAAGCCAACCGCACGTCGAGGCACCAGGAGCACCCAGCCCGCTGTAAGCTCTCGGGGCGCAAACGAGAGGCGGAGGTCTGCAAGCCTCCATAACCATCCCAACGACAAGGAGAAGACGCCATGAGCGTACAGGCAATGTTCTACGTGAAGGAAATCAATCATCGCGCCACCAACCAGCCAGGTGACGTGAACGTGGAGATCAAGCTCGCTGCTGCGTTCGGCGGCTATCTCAAGGGTTTGCCGGAGGGCAACGGCGATTGGTCGAAGTGGACGCCACAAGGCGAACTTTCGATGACCGTCACCAACCCGGCCGCCATCGAGCAGTTCGAGATCGGTGCCGTTTATCGGCTGACGTTCGACAAGGCAGAGTAGCCAGATCCAAGGGAGCCGGACCCCAGGCCCGGTTCCCCGATGTCTCAATTTGTGCCCTCAGGAGAGGGTAGAGGTTGGAACATGCCCACCTTACTCACGCCATAATAAACCTCGCGCCCGGAATACCGTCCTCAATTGCTCGAGTATTTCCTTCTCGGAACGGTGTTGGAAAAGATGAGACAGCACTGCAGCTATCGCCGGCAAATCTACCTCTCGCGGTTTAGCCTGTTCCGCGTAGCCAGCGTGAGCTTCGATTTGAGCAAGCAGCAGTTCGTCGTCGTTCATCTTAGTTCCCCTGTCGCCCGAGGGCTCAGGTTGGGCGATCAGTCGGTCTATAGCAAGTGGTGATTTGATGCGCCCGCAACCGCCTCCGGCAATGTTTGACGACATCACCTCGCCAGCCTTCGCACCGGCCGAAGACCTGCCAGACTGGGTAGACGCGATGTTCCTGGACCCGGCGTCGCCGGTCCACAATGTGGATCATCTCCACCTCAGCTTTGCCGACATAGGCTACCTCTGGACCGCAGTCGGCAACAGCAAGAAGGGCCGCCGTGTCATCGGCCAGTGCGAGACAGGATCTCCGCAGGGCACGATGGGCAAGTGGTCACGCGCTCGAGCAGAGATGCAGGTCAAGCAGTGGTTCGGCCACGTCCCGGATTTCATCATCACGCTGGACGCTGAATACTGCCGAGAGTGCGGAGATGCCGAGTTCATGGCGCTGGTCGAGCACGAGCTCTATCACGCCGCCCAGGACGTCGATGCTTTCGGCGCCCCTAAGTTCAGCAAGGCGACCGGCCGCCCGGTGTTCGTCATCCGCGGTCACGACGTCGAAGAGTTCGTCGGAGTGGTCAGACGCTATGGGGCGGACGCTGCCGGCGTCCGGGCGATGGTCGATGCAGCCAACCAGAAACCCGAGATCGCCAGAGTGCAGATCGCACACGCATGCGGCACCTGCCAGCTTAGGGTGGCGTAGCTGCGCTAGCTGCTGTCAGGTGGGGCAAAGAAACAGTTCATGTAGTCTTCCGTCGGATGCAGGCAGATATGATATCGCCCATCGCCCGATGGAAGTTCATCGCCGTAGGGGATGAAGAACAGATGCGGCTTTGTGGCCAGGTGGTGGTCACCCGCCTGCAAGAGGACGGAAAAGCCGCGCGCGCCGCGCATAACGTCGGGAGCCGGGATAGCTGCACAATCTCCACCCAAGTCGTGAGCCTTGCAGCACGCCGGGGGATAGCTCCAGCCGGTCATAGCCTGGTGAGCGTCGGTCCGAACGACGCCGACTGACATTGCTGCAAGAGTAAGCAGGCACACGGTTGATGGCGCGAATTTCATTGCACACCTCCTTGGAGGCAGCCCTTCGAAAAACGCCGAGAGGTTGCTTGCTGCTGATTGCAAGAACGAACTGTCTGTTGCCAGCATACTCCTCGCTGATTGGCGGGGAACCTGAATTATGAACTGACCGGAGCCTGACAGACTAATGGCCAAGGGAACTCTGAAGGACGAGGTCAAAACCTTCATCGTCCAAAGCCTCGCCTGCTTCGACACGCCTTCTGTCGTCGTCGAGGCAGTCAGGAAGGAATTCGGCGCCACCATCACGCGTCAGTCGGTCGAAGGCTATGACCCGACGAAGAAGGCCGGCAGCAAACTCGCAGAGAAGTGGCGGATGCTCTTCGAGGAGACCCGAAAGACCTTCCTTGAGGACACCGCCTCGATCGCGATCAGCCATCGCGCCGTTCGTCTCCGCGCTCTTCAGCGGATGGCAGACAAGGCAGAGACCCAGGGCAACATGGTGCTGGCGGCCGACCTATTGGAGCAGGCCGCAAAAGAGGTCGGCGACAGTTACACCAACCGCCAGAAGCACGATCACACCTCAAGCGATGGGAGCATGAGCCCGAAGCCGGCATCCTTCGATCTTGCCACAATGACGGACGAAGAGCTTGAAGCGTATCGAACTCTCGCTGCCGCCGCTGACCGAAATCGAAAGGGAGATTGAGCGGAGAGCCTGCGCGCGGTCACTCGCCGAATTCGCCAGACGGGCGTGGCATATCCTTGAGCCAGCAACCCCGCTGAAGTGGGGGTGGGCGCTGGACGCGATCTGCGCCCACCTGGAAGCAGTCAGCCGAGGGGAGGTCAAGCTCCTCCTCATGAACGTGCCTCCTGGCACTATGAAGTCGCTCTTGACCGGCGTCATTTGGCCGGCGTGGGAGTGGGGCCCACTTGGTCAGCCTGAAAAGCGCTTCCTCTCGACGGCGCATAAGCAGGATCTGGCGATCCGCGACAACCTGAAATGCCGTCGGCTCATCCAGTCGGAATGGTATCAGGATCGTTGGCCGATCGCCCTGACCACCGACCAGAACGCCAAGACGAAGTTCGAGAACGATCGGACAGGCTTTCGCGAGGCGATGGCCTTCCAGAGCATGACCGGCTCTCGCGGCGATCGAGTGATCCTCGACGATCCGCTCTCGGCTGATGATGCGAATAGTGATGCCGAATTGCTCGCGGCGGAGCGGACATTCCTTGAAGCGCTGCCAACGCGCGTCAACAACGACGAATCCGCGATCGTCGTCATCATGCAGCGGTTACATGAGCGGGATACCTCCGGTCTCATCGTCTCGAAGGGGCTGCCGTACATCCACCTCATGCTACCGATGAGGTTCGAGCCCGATCGGCGATGCGTCACACCATACTTCGCTGACCCGCGAACGAAGGCGGGGGAATTGCTGTTCCCCGAGCGTTTCCCGAAAGAGCAGGTTGATCTGCTCGAGCGGACACTCGGCAGTTACGCATCTGCCGGCCAGTTGCAGCAGCGCCCGGTCCCGCGTGGCGGCGGCCTGTTCAAGCGCTCGTGGTTCGGAACGGTAAAGGCGCTCCCGACCGGCTGTCGTTTCGTCCGCGGTTGGGACTTGGCGGCAACGGAAGATGAGGAAGCCGCAGCCACCGCCGGCTGCTTGATGGCGCTGGCGCCGGATGGGCGGTTCATCATCGCCAACATGGTGCGCGAGCAAGTCGGACCGATGGCGGTCGAGAAGCTTCTCCGCAATACCGCAGACCAAGACAGGGCAGAGCACGGCCAGGTGCGCGGCTCGATCCCTCAGGACCCAGGACAAGCGGGTAAGGCACAAGCACAGCACATGCTGCGTCACGTCCTCGTCGGGCATGACTACCACGCCAGCCCGGAGACGGGTGACAAGGAAACTCGTGCTCTTCCGCTCGCGGCACAAGCCGAGGCGGGGAATGTCTTCCTTTTGCAGGGAGCATGGAATGAGGCGTTTTTGACTGAGGCAGAGAGCTTCCCGACCGGGAAATGGAAAGACCAGATTGACGCGGCCTCTCGCGCGTTCACCGAACTGACGACGAAGCGTCAGCCGAGCAGCACCACAACGGCGGTCCAGGGGCTTTTCTGATGCAAGATGTGAAGACCACGCACCCGGACATAACGCCGGATCGGATCGCCGACTGGTGCCTTATGCGGGACACGATGCAGGGGCAGCGCACGGTTAAGCGTGCCGGAGTTCGCTACCTGCCCATGCCTTCCGGCTTTAAGTCCATGCCCGATGGTGGGGAAGAGGCGTACAACAAGGCCTACAAGCTGCGTGCGATCGTGCCGGAACTGCTGGCGCCCTCGGTCGCTGCGATGATCGGCATCATCCACGCCAAGGAAACACAGATCACAGTCCCTGACGGGCTGTCGTCGATCTGGGAGAATGCGGACGGCGAGGGGATGAGCCTTGAGGCCTTCCACCGTCGGATCACCCGATATCTGCTGTGGCTTGGTCGCTATGGCGTGCTGACGACAGCCCCTGTGGACGGTGGCGAACCATTCCTTGCCGGATACGCCGGCGACAGCATCATCAATTGGGACCGGGATTTCTTCGTCCTGGACGAGAGCGGCAAGAAGCGTTCCGGCTTCGAATGGAAGGACAATCCGAAGTTTCGCGTTCTTGAACTGGTCGACGGCCAGTATGTCTCGACGGTCTACGAGGGCGAGAGCTTGGACATGGTCACGATCAGCGAGCCGGTCGCCCTCGGCGGCCAGCGTCTCGATTTCGTTCCGTTCTATGTAGGCAATGCGCGTGATGTCGTTCCGGCTGTTGAAACGCCGCCGTTGATCGGGATCGCGAACGCTATCATCAACGCCTACCAGCTTTCCGCTGACTGGCGCTGGCAGCTTTTCATGTCCGGACAGGAGACCCTTGTCGCGATCAACGGTGAGGCACCGAAGACCGTCGGCGCCGGCGTCGTGCACCAGATGATGGGCAACGATACCGTCACCCCGGACCTGAAATACGTGTCGCCGACGTGCTCGGGCATCGAGGCGCATGAAGCCGCGATCGAGAAGCAGGTCGAAGCCGCCGTGATGGCCGGCGCTCGCATGTTCGAGCAGGAGAAGTCCACGCAGGAGAGCGGCGAGGCAAGGCGGCTCCGGTTTGCTAGCGAGACGGCCAACCTTCAGAGCATATCGCAGGTATCGGCGGCTCTTCTCGAGCGCGGTCTCAAGGCCGCGGCGCGAATGAAGGGGCTCGATGACAGCGACATCGTCGTCACCCCTCCCAAGGATCTGCTCGACAGCACCATGTCGGCGGCAGATTTCGCGCAGCTGTTCACTGTCTACACCCAGGGCGGCATGTCCTGGGAGACCTTCTACGAACGCGGCCAGGCGGGCGGGATCTTCTCGCCGGAGCGGGACGCGGACGAAGAATACGCCCTCATCGATCCCGAGGGCACCGAAGACGAGCGGCGCGCTGCCCTCGTCTAGTTCAGGCCGGAACCCGGCCACAATCACCACACACAGGAGATAAGGCCAATGGCCCTGAAACTCGTTCTGGACTCGCTCGACACTGTCGACGAGGCCCTGAAGACACTTTATGTCGAGCATTCCGATGGCAAGTTCCATCTCGATACCGACGCCGACAGCGTCCGCGGTCACCGCGACGTTCTTCCCCTCGCCAATGCCTATGAGCGCACGAAAACCGATCTTGCCACCGTCAAGGGCGAACTCGCCGACGCGAAGAAAAAGGCAGCGCCTGACGATTTCGACACGGAAACGTGGAAGAAGCTGAAGGACGGCAAGACTGACGACGCCGCGCATCAACGCCAGCTCGTTGAACTGCGCAAAACCCTTGAGGGCGAGCGCGACGACTGGAAGGGCAAGTACGAAGGCGAAGTCACCAAGGGCAAGAAGGCGAAGATCAACGCCGAGCTGACGGATGCGCTGTCCTCATCCGGGATCACCAATCCGTCCTTCGTCAAAGCCGCTCGCGCGCTCCTGGAGCCGCGTGTCGCCATGGACACCGACGAAGCATCGATGGACATCGGGCTCGGCCCCATGGGCATCGCCGAAGCGGTCAAGCGCTGGGCGGCCGGCGACGAGGGCAAATCCTTCGTGGCGCCTGCCAAGGGCGACAACGCGAAGGGCAACGATGGCGGCCACCAGCAGCAGACGACCAAGGGCGATTTCGGCGGCGATACCAAGGCACGCACCGCGGCAATCGCGGCGAAGTTCCCGGAGCTTGAGGCTTAACCTCTCCTGACCAATTCGCGCCATTCCGGCGCAAACCCGTGATCTCAACGAGGTGACGGGCATCTGGGCAATGCCCGCATCCACCTCCCAACCAAATCACGGAAACAGAAAGGATCAGGCCATGTCTCTCGCGCAGATGCAGGTCTTCAATAAGTACTTCATGCCCGCCACCATCGAGACGCTCGCGCAGATGGTCGAAAAGTTCAACGCGGCTTCCGGCGGCGCGATCCGCCTGACCACGGAAGGCTTCGAAGGCGACTTCCTTCAGGAATCGTTCTACGCCGCCATCCACTCGGCACAGCGCCGCGTCGATCGCTACGCTGCCCAGGCCAGCGCCTCGGCCACCGACCTGACGCAGCTCAAGCATTCGTCCGTCAAGGTGGCCGGCGGCTTTGGCCCGGTTCGCTACGAGCCGTCGCAGATGACCTGGCTCGACAAGCCGACGGCCGAGGGCATCGAGGTTGCGTCCCGCAACTTCGCCGAAGCGCTGCTTCGCGACCAGCTCAACACCGCTGTTTCGGCTCTTGTAGCCGCGATCAGCAACCAGGCCGGTGCCACCAATGACGTGTCGGCCACCCTCGGTGTCAGCTACGTCACCATGAACGACGGTCACGCAAAGTTCGGCGACCATTCCGGCAACCTCATCACGCAGGTGATGAACGGCACGGCCTATCACAAGCTGATCGGTCTCAACCTCGGCAACGCCCAGCAGCTTTTCCAGGCTGCCAACGTTCGCGTCGTCGACATCCTCGGCAAGATGGTCGTCGTTACCGACGCACCGGCTCTGTACGAGGCTGGCACGCCGAACAAGCTCAAGGTGCTCTCGCTGGTGGCCAACGCCGCCACTGTTTCGGACAGCCGCGACATCATCTCGAACATCGAGACGAAGAACGGCCAGACCCGCATCGAGACCACCCTGCAGGTCGACTATTCGTTCGGCCTCGGTCTCAAGGGCTACACCTGGGACGAAGGCAACGGCGGCAAGTCGCCGACCGACGCGGAACTCGCCACCGGCTCGAACTGGGACAAGGTCGCGACCGACATCAAGCACACCGCTGGTGTCATCACCATCGGCGACGCGACCAAGTAACCGAAGCGGGGCGGGCTACAGGCCCGCTTCGTCTCCATTCTCCGTTGAGGAACAGAGACATGACGAAACAACGTGAAATCGTTTATGAGCCACACCCCGTCTCGATCGAGCGCAAGCGCGAACTGCTCGCCTCCGGCTTCAAGATCATTGACGCCCGCTTCGATCCGGATCGGCAAGAGGCGGCGGCTGACAAGGCCGAGGGCATCAAGGACGGCGGCTCCAAGCCGGCTGACGGCGACGACCTTAGCACCGCCCGCGCCCGATACCTCGAAGTCGTCGGCAAGCGTCCGTTCAACGGCTGGGATCTCGAAACGCTGAACTCGAAGATCGCCGAAGCCATCTCGGAAGAAAAGGCTGCCAATGGCCTGGCCCGTCGCGAGATCGCTGCTGACCTCGAAGCGATGCAGGTCGAGTTCGAGCCGAACGACGGCATCGAACACCTCGCCGCACTGCGTGACCTGGCCCGCGAAGAGCGGAACAAGTGATGTTCTACGGCACCTTGGCCGGCGCGCTGGCTTATCATGAGGGCCGGGGCAACGCGGCGTGGTCTGCTGGCACGGTCACCGACCCGCAGCGCGAGGCCGCGCTTCTACGGGCATCGGAGGCCTTGGATGGCATCTACGGCCCGCGCTTCCCCGGCAAGAAGGCGAACCGCACGCAGGATCGCGCATGGCCTCGCGTTGGTGCGGTCGATCACTGCGCTGATGAACCGATCCCGGAAAATGAAACGCCGCCCCACGTCGAGGCGGCGGCCTATGCGCTCGGGCTCGCCGAACTGCTGTCCCCTGGCTCCTCGACGCCGACGCTCACGCTCGGCAAGTCGGTCAAGCGGCAGAAGATCGGGAACATCGAGCGCGAGTTCTTCAGCCCGGAAGAGGGCGTGCCGATCACACTTGAGAGCCTTCGCCCGGTGCTGACGGCGGTTGAGGATGCGCTTCGCTGCATTCTCACGCCCGATACCAGCAAGGGCGGCACCTTCACGCTGGATCGTTTCTGATGACGTTCTACACCGAAATGCAGGCCATGGCTCACGAGCTCATCGAGGAGTTCGGTCAGGCCGGCGCGGTGAAGCGCTTGACGCCGCCCGACCCGGTCCTCGGCGGCGAGCCCGTGACTTCGCCATACCCGGCAACGCTGGTCCCGATGGCCTACGAGGCCCGCTACATCGACGGCACCACGATCGAGACCGGCGACATGCAGATCTACATCTCGTCCGTCGGGCTGGCGATCGAGCCGACCGTCGGCGACGTCGTCACTGCCAACGGTACCGATTACGCCATCGTGAATGGCTACCCGAATAAATACGACGGCATCACCGCTGTCGTCTTCATCGTGCAGGGCAGGATAGCTAGTTAGATTCTGACAAGTGGCAACAGATCACCGAAGCCCCAAACGAAAGTTCCTGCAGAAGCGGCGGCGAGGTGATCGAGGGTGAAGCGACGTTGAATGCCGGCCCGCAAGCCTGCCAATAATTGGGGCGCCCGATCTTCCTTTCCGATCTCCTTGGCGAGCTCCATAGCAATCGGCTCCGCAGCGAGCTCAAACATCGTGATGTATCGAAACTGCACGAAGGCGTGCCAGAGCGTTAGCAGCGTGACTAGTGCGCCGTAACGGGGAAGGGCGGTGACACTGGTCGTCAACGATCCGTGGCAGTAGCCTACGAGAAACAGCACGCCGCAGCCCACGAAGAGTTTCCTGCGATGACGCTTTGTAACGTCCATTGCCAGGCGCTTGATCTGCGCAACGTTCCTGGGCGGCAACCCTAGTTCCATAAGCGTCTCTTCCTCGAGCTCTCGTCAATCGAATTTCGTTGTCGGGCTGCCAAACGTCAATCTCAACAACAGGATAGCAACATGAAAATCCGCTTCGTGAAGGCATACACCCATTTCGAGGTTGGCGACGTAATCGACGAGACCGAAGTCGGTTCGTCGTTCGCCAAGGGCCTGATCAATCTTGGCATCGCCGAAGAGATGCCCGAGGAGAAGCCGGCGAAGGCCGAAAAGGGAGCAAAGGAATGAACCGGCGCTCATTTCTCGGCTTTGCCGTTGGTGGTGCCGTGGCCGCTCCCGCGGCTATCCTCGTGGGCGAGCGATCCGAAGGCTTCCCGAAGCCTGCCGGCATGCCTGCGACCGACGTCGTTATCGGCCAAGCCCAGCAGGTCACCGTGACGGTCACCGGCGTAGACGGCGACGCGCATATCCGCCGGCTTGTTGAGAAGGAGGTCAATCGAGCAATGACCGAGTTCCAACGATCCAGCTTTGCATTGACCCGCCGCGATCAGTTGATGCGAGGCTGATCGGTGGCATCTATCCGCCAACAACTCGAAGCTCTCATCGACGGGCTTTCCCCGAACATGGAGAAGGCTTTCCGCGAGGCAATCGACGAAATCAAGTCCGAGATCGTGCTCAAGGAAGTCGTCGAGCGCTTGGAGCGTCAGGACATCGAGGGCGCCATCGCGGCGCTGCACATCGATCCGGCTGCCTTCCGGCCCCTGTCGGAGGCGATCCGCGAGGCTTTCAGTGCCGGTGGCCTTCTGGTCACCCAGAACATGCCGCGCCTCTCCGATCCGTCCGGCGCGCGCGTCGTCGTCCGTTGGGACGTCAGCAACCAGCGCGCCGAGCAGATCATTCGAGAACAGTCATCGAAGCTGATCACGCACATCACCGAAGATACGAAACAGATGGCCCGAGAGGCGATCCACGCGGGCTATGCCCAAGGGCAGGGGCCGCGCACGATTGCGCTGGATCTCGCCGGCCGCGTCAACCGGGTCACCCAGCGCCGAGAGGGCGGTTTGATTGGGCTGACGTCGCAGCTGGCCCGCACCGTCGAGAATGCCCGCGCTGCGCTGCTGTCGGGAGAGGTCGTGGGCATGAAGCACTACCTGACGCTGACGCGCCGGGATAAGCGGTTCGATCGGCAGGTCGCCAAGGCGATCCGAGAGGGCAAGCCACTTCCGGCCGACGTCGTCGCGAAGATCACCGGGCGGCTCGCTGACCGCTATGTCCAGTTCCGTGGCGAGACCATCGCGCGGACCGAAACGCAGTCATCGGTCCATGCCGCCAAGCATGAGGCCTATCAACAGGGGCTGGACCGGTCGGGCAGGGATGCCATGCTGGTCACCCGCCGCTGGCGCTCTGTCGGCGACCGCCACGTCCGCCACACGCACCAGGTCCTGAATGGAGAGGAAGTGACCGGCATGGATGTGCCGTTTCAGTCGCCGTCGGGCGCGCTGATGCGATTTCCGGGCGATACCAGCCTCGGCGCTGGCCCGGGTGAGATCATCGCTTGCCGCTGCCACGTCGAATACAACTTCGACTTCGCCGAGGAATACGCCCGCTCACGAGGTCGTTGATGGCCACCGAGAACCTTTCCTTTGCGGCTCAGGTCTCAGAATGGGTGAAGCAGGAGCAGGCGCGCGAGGCAGCCGTCTTACGCACCGCCGCGCAGATGGTCGCCAATGACGTCCGGATCACCACGGCGCAAGGCGGCCGGATGCCATTCGATACAGGCAACCTGAAGAACTCGCTGATGGCCTCGACCACGGCTATGCCGACGGTCGACCAGGGCGAGAAGCAGTATCCGGACAACACCGGATCGATCGAGCTCATGATTGCCGACCTATCGATCGGTGAGACGCTCTATCTCGGCTTTCAGGCCGCCTACGGCCCACGCATGGAACATGGCTTCGTCGGGGCTGACAGCCTCGGTCGCGTCTTCAATCAGCAGGGCTTCGGGTTCGTAGAAGCAGCCGCCCAGGACTGGCCGCAGACAGTCAAGCGGGCGGAGGAGCAGGTTCGCGGTCGTTTTGAAGCGGGTCGGAGCCCTCGGTCATGATGATCAGGGCCTTCTGAAGGATATCCAGATCTCGGATCGCAGCCGCGAGCACCTGACGCCCTGTCTCGGTGCGCACGGTTTTGTTGCTCATGAGCAGGATCGCTTCATGCAGCAATTCATGCACATCGATGTCTGACAGGACTTTGTCGGCCATACGGGAAGAGGTAACAGATGGCCGACACGGTGGAAATGAAAATCTATCAAGCGCTCGCGCAGCGTGCGCAGGCGTTTGTCCCGCCAGCCGGCGTCACGGTAGTCCTGCCGGGGCAGAGCTTCGCACCAACGGCGACCAGCAAGTTCGTCGTCTGCGAGATGCATTTCAATCGCTCGATCGAGACCGACCTATCCCTGGTCATGGACCCGATCCGGCAAGGCTTCTTCCGAACCAACGTCATGTGGCCGAAGAGCCTGGCAATCGTGAACGGCTACGACCTCGCCGGCCAGCTGCGCGAGCACTTCCGCCGCGGTACCAAGCTCTTCCGGACCGACACGCAGGTCCGCATCGACGAGGATCCGGAAATCGGCGTCCTCGTCACCGGTGACACCCACCACACCATCCCCATCACCACACGGTGGCGTTGCTACCCGCAAGTTCCGGCCTGATTGGCCCGCCGTCTCCCGCCCCTTCGGCAAGGGCCCCACTGAAAAGAGGAAACGACCATGGGTCAGCTCTATCCGGTCGCCGGCGCCAAAATCTATATGGGACCAGCCGTCACCACCGTGCCCGATGACGCAGACATCAACGAGGCGTTGTTTTCGTCCACCGTCTTCACCGAGATCAAAGGCTGGCAGACCATGGGCGCAATCGGCGACGCCGCCGCACTCATTACCGAATCGATCATCTCTTCCGGTCGCGACTGGAAGGGCAAGGGCACCCGCAACGCCGGCTCGATGCAGAACAACTTCGTTATCTTGCCGGAAGACCTCGGCCAGATCGCGCTGATCGCCGCCGAAAAGACCGACTACAACTACCCCTTCAAGCTTGCGTTCGATGATGCACCGCCAGCGAAGACCGCCACGGTCACGATGACCATCGCGGCGCCGGGCGTCATCTCTTGGAATGCTCACGGCCTCGCTGCCGGCGTCGGCGTCAAATTCACCACGACCGGTGCGCTACCGACGGGCCTCGTCGCTGGCACCACCTATTACGTGGTCAACCCGAGCGCCAACGACTTCCAGGTCGCGGCGACGAAGGGTGGTCCTGCCATCACCACGACCGGCACCCAGAACGGCGTCCACACCGCAACCTCTGTCCCGACCGGTACCTTCAAGTACTTCTATGCGATCGTCATGACTGCGCAAGAGAACGGCGGCGGCGCCAACACGGCACGCCTGCTTCAGGGCAATGTCGAGGTCAACAGCGCCGTTCTCACGGTCAATCCGGTTGGTGGTGCATAATGGCTGATGCTGAGTTCGTAGACCTTTCTGGCCTCGAAGCCCTCGTCCAATCTCAGGAAGCGGGCATCGAGATCATCGTCGTTAACGAGAAGGGCGAGCCGATCGGTTTGAAGATCGGCGTCGTCGGCCCGGACAGCGAGCGCATGCAGAAGGCCATGCGCGACGTAGCCGCAGAGTTCGCCAAGGCTGCGGCTGAGCGCGAGAACCTCGGCGAGGCGCCGGCCGACGAAGCGGATGCTCGCCTGATCGCCATCCTGGCGAAGGCAACAACGCATTGGAGCCCGGATCCGAAGATCGGCGGCAGGGTCGTTCCCTTCTCGGAAGAGAACGTCCGGAACCTCTACACCCGGTTCAAGATCATCCGTGACCAGGTGGAGGCGAAGGCCGCGCGCCGTAGCTCTTTTACAAAAGGCTGATCGACCGGCTCTGCCAACTCATCGTCGATCAGCATGAGGGCAAGAAGCTGGTAGTGCCTGCCGCCGGCCAGCAAGTCTGGTTCTGGTTTCAGGAACTCGACGCGCAGCGCACCGGCAACGGATATGGGCCCAACGCCCTCGGCTTTGTGGCAATCGCAGAATGGGCGAGGCTTCGCGGCCTCGTCCTCAAACAGTGGCAACTCGACGCGATCCTCGCTCTCGATATCAAGCGCCGCGAAGTCATGGCGCCTAAGGTTGAAGAGCAGGCTGAGCCCGAGAAGCCCAAAGTCTCCGAGCGACCCCTTACGGCGCGCCTCTTCGACGCGCTTTTCCCGAACAAGAGTAGATAGCCCGTGACCGAAGCGACCCTTGGTTTCAAGATCGACAGCACGCCGGCGGCGTCCGCCGCCGCTGATCTCGACAAGTTGACGGCCTCGGCCATCCGCACCGGGCAGGCTGTCGATAATCTTGAAGCGGAAGCTTCGGGTCTCGGAACCGTGCTGAAACGAGCAGGAGAAGATGCCCGCAGCGCGTTGCCTCCGGTCGAAAGCCTCGGCCGCTCCTTCGGCTCACAAGACGATCACGTCCGCGCGTTCCGGATGGAGGTCGAGCGCCTCACGCTCAAGTTCCGCCCACTCGCCCAGGCAACGCAGCAGTACGAGGCGACCGTCGGCGAGATCCAGCGGGCGCATAAACTCGGTGCCATCACCGCACAGGAGATGACGGCTGCTCTCGATCGGGAGCGCCAGGCATTCGAGCGGTTGAAGACGTCGGCCACCGCCGCTGGCTCTGCCGTCATGGCGGCCAACAGCAATCGAGGCGGCGCCCAGAGCTTCAATTCGGCCAATGCTGCCTTCCAGTTTCAGGACATCGCCGTCACCGCGGCCATGGGCATGAACCCGCTCATGATCGGCCTGCAGCAGGGCACGCAGCTTGCGTCGGTCGTCGGATCGATGGAGCGGCCGGTCTCCGGATTGGCTGCCGCATTCACGTCGCTCCTCAGCCCGGTATCGCTGATCACGATCGGTTTGACCGCAGGCACGGCTGCGCTGATCCAGTACTTCACGACCGCCGAGAGCGGGACCGAGAAGACGAGCAAGCTGTTCGAAGAACAGAACGACGTCATCCGACGTGCCGCCACCCTATGGGGTGATGCGGTACCGCAGCTTCGTGCCTACGTCGACGAGCTCGATCGCGCCGACAAGATCACGCAGGGGAAGGAAGCGTCTGAGATCCTCGCCGGCCGCGAGCTTGATGGTCTCGGCGAGAAGCTGCAAGGCATCGGGCGGCAGTTCTCGGAAGCGCGGCGTGAACTAACCAGCATCGGCGCCGATCCGGCCTTTATTCGGGATTTCTCGCAGGCCTTTGGCGATTTGCGCGAGCGGCTTGACGATGGCACCGCATCAGTTGCCGACTACAATCGTGCGCAGATGGTCCTCTCCGAGGCCATTGACCGCTACGGCGAGAAGTCGGTTTTGAAATTCCGCGACGCATTCGACCTCATTACGCAGTCGATCCGGAAGAGCATCGAGGCATCGCGCGAGGCGCGCCTCGCATGGATTGCAGGCATCGCGGGAGGGACCAACGTCCAGGACATTGTCGGCGGCTCTACCTTCACAGAAGGCGGCAAGACTTTCCGTTCTGCCGACTTCGTGCCGTTCAACGCTCCGACGCCAGGTCGTCGCCCGAACATCGAGCTTAGCGGCGACCCGGATCCGGATCGCATCCTCAATTCCGATGGCCGCCTGACGGATATCCCGGTACCGGGTCGCCGCCCCAACTTCTTCGAGCTCGAAGAGCAGAAAGAGAAGATCGACGACGTCACCAAGGCATACCGCCAGGCGCAGGACGCAAAGGCCGACTTCTGGCTCGACATGTCGTTTCAGGAGCGCCAGGGCGAGCGCAGTGCGATGGACCGACAGGTCGCGAGCACGCTCACCCGTTACGGCTTCGATGAGAACCTCAATTCGCCTGAGGCGAACGCCATCCGTGGTCAGCTGCGGCGAGAGCAGAACAAGGAATTCATCGGTGGCTTCATCACCGATCTACGAGACGGCCTGCTGTCCAGCGGCGGTGATATCGGCGAGGCCCTAGGCGATGCGATCAAGAACGCGCTGATCAACGCTTTGGCGAAGGCCAGCGATCAAGCGATCGAGCGCCTCACCAACTCGCTCGTAAACGCTATGTTCGGCGGCACGTCGCTTTCTTCGTCGTCTGGGTTGGCCACGTCCGGCGTCTCCGGTGCAACGACCACGCTCGGGTCGCTTCTCGGCTATAGCGGCGCTGCGAACGACAATCGCTCTGCGGGCGGCATCTCCGCCTATGCCAAGGCGATCCAGTCGATCGAGAGCAGCGGCAACTATGGCGCCCTCGGCCCGGTCACGCGCAACGGTGATCGTGCCTATGGCGCGTATCAGGTCATGGGCAACAACATCAGGCCCTGGTCGCAAGCTGCGCTCGGACGCACGATGTCCGCTTCGGAGTTCCTGACCGACAAAGGCGCGCAGGATGCGATCTTCAACCATCGCTTCGGCGGCTATGTCGACAAGTACGGTGCGTCCGGCGCTGCGCAGGCGTGGTTCGGTGGACCGGGCTCGGTGGGCAAGGGTGGGATGGGTGCTGATGTCCTCGGCACGACAGGAAACGCCTACGTCTCCAAGTTCAACGGCGCCCTTGAGAAGGCCAGCGGCAACCTCAGCCAGTTCGGCAACGGTTTGGGCCAGCTGGGCACCACGCTCGCCTCAGGCGCAGGCGGTGGCGGCGGCGGGCTGCTGTCGTCGCTGTCTGGCATCGGCCGCAGCATCTTCGCTTCGTCGGGGCAGTTCGCCAGCGCTTGGATGAGTGGCGGCATCGGCCTCTACGCCAACGGCACGAACAACGCGCCCGGCGGCCTCTCGATCGTCGGCGAGCGCGGGCCAGAACTGCTGAACCTGCCGCAAGGCTCGGGTGTCATGAGCAACCACAAGCTCATGCAGGCGCTGAACGACAATGGGCGGCAGTCAGGCCCGTCAGGGGCAGGGACGCTCAACGTCCACATCATCGGCGCCAACGGCGATGATCATGTCCGTTCGCTCGTACAGCAGGGCGTGAGCCAAGGTCTGTCGCAGTATGACGAGCAGCAGCGCCGCGTCGGCTTCGGCAACACACAGCGACGCTACACCTCGCAGAAAGGTTGATCGATGGCAGTCTACACCGGTCAGCCCACAGCGCCGATCATGTATCTCCGGCCAACGGCGGCCAGCTTCGATGTTCCGGGCGCCGGCCTGGATGGTGGCGTCAACGGTCTCGGGGGATCCATCAGCATCGATACCAGCGGCGGTGGCATGGTCACGTGCACCTATGACCGTTGCGTATTGCAGGCGGACGATCCGGAGCGGCACGAGGTCATTAATTGGCTTGGGGCCCGGCTGAACGGCTCGTTCCGCTTCATCAACGTTCCAATCATCAACGACGGGATCGGGCCATTTCCCATTATCGACGGCAAGCGCCGGCCGATCATTACCGGCATCCCGCATTCCGACGGGGCGTTGTTTTCGGATGGTTCCGGCTACAGCCAGGCTACCGTCTACGGGGAGATCACTGAGGCGGCCAGTCTTGGCGCGGGCATCATCAAAATGCGCATCTACGGCGCGGCGAGACCGCTGCGTTGGTCGGATTGGTTTTCGATCTACCACCCAACGAAAGGCTGGCGCGCTTATCGCTACTGGGACGTCATCAACAAGACCGAGGAGGAAAACCCGGTCTACACGCTTGGGATTGCGCCGCCCCTGCGAGAAGCGGTGACCGTAGGCACCCGGGTCGAGCTTGCTCGGCCGATGTGCGTCATGAAGTTCCCACGCGGGTTCACCTTGCCTTGGCAGTACGAAGGCAACTACCAAGCGCGGCCGACGCTGCAGTTTGTGGAGGCGTTCTGAATGGACTTCGTCCCCGCAAGTATCGTCGAAGAGATGCGGGGCAGTCATCAACTCGGCATCTTCCTCCGGATCGACACAGATCCAGGCCTGCATATCTGGTTCGGGATCAACGATATCCCGGCCAACTTCGACAGCATCGACCCGACCGGAACTGTCTACCTTGGGGGTGGCCGCCTGATCGGCGTCCCCACGCTCGAGGTGTTGGTCAACGGTACCGCCGATAGCGTCGAGTTCACGCTTTCTGGGATCGATCCAGGGACAGCGGCACGGACTATCGACAGCCTGCCGCCAGTGCGCGGCGCTGACGTCCACATGGGCCTTACGACGCTCGATCGGTACTTCCAGCCGATGAGCGCGATCATCCCGATCTGGCACGGTACCGCCTCGCATACGGGCGAAATCAGCCCGCCGGTCGAGGAAGGGCAGAGCCCGACCGTGACGCTGTCGCTGTCCGTCGTTTCCGGCGAGGCAACCCGATCGCGCGCTGCGCGGTCGCTCTGGTCGTCGGCCCATCAGAAGGCGATATCGCCCACCGATAAATTTTGCGACGAGACCGCGCGTCTCGCCCGCGGCGTCCAACCCACTTGGACCTTGGGATACTGACATCGATGGAAATTCACGAGTTTCTAGCCTGCCAGCACCGTTTCAGGTGGGGCGGGGTGGATGGCGACGACTGCACGACCTTCTGCGCGTCTTGGGTGGCGGCACGCCTTGGCATCGACCCGGCTGAGGAGCTTCGCGGCTCGTATCGGGACGCCGACAGCGCGCACGCGATCATCGAGCGGGAAGGCGGGCTTGTGGCGCTCTTCGGTGGGCGCCTCGAAGCGCTCGGCTTTGTACCCGTCAACGAGGCGCATGACGGAGACATTGGCGTCGTTGTCGCGCCGTCTGGCATCGACGGTTCTCTCGTCGAGGTCGGCGCTATAGCCTTCGGCCCTCTCTGGGCAACGCTCGCGCCGTCTGGCGTCACGGCGAAGAAGCTTGAAGCCGTTGCGATTTGGAGAATGCCGGCATGATCCTTCGCCACCGCTACGAAGACATGCCGTCGGCTGAGATCGTCCGGCGCGTCGAGCAGATCGCGCGGCACAGCTGCACTTCGCTCTACACGCCGCCGGTCTGCCATGATCCGATCTTCACGCCGCTTTTTACCTCGCTGTTCACCAGCATCGGCTTCAGCGCGGGCGCGGCGTCGTTCGCGGCCTCGGTCGCCACCGCAATCACGACGACGGCGCTGACGATCGGCCTTCAGATGTTGATGGCGCCCAAGCCTCCGAAGCCCGAGGCCCTTAAGGTGCCGCTTGCGCAGCCGATCCCCTATAGGATCTGGGCCGTCGGCCGTACCCGGCTCGCTGGGGCTTACATGCTCTGGGAGTCGAAGGGGCATCGTCTCTTCGCGGTGCAGGCCATCGCTGGGCATCGTATCAAGTCGTTCAATCGCTATTGGCTTCATGACGACGAGGTCACGATCAACGGAAGTGGCTTTGTCGCATCCCCAGGCGGCGGCCGTTATGCGAACAATAGCGTCAAGATCCAGTCCCGCCTGGGCTTGCCTACCGAAACGCCTTATGCCGATGCCGTCGCCGAGTTCTCGTCAGAGGGCTTGTGGACGAACGATCATCGCGGCGACGGCCAGGCCTCGGTTTGCCTGTTCGCGGGCGCGACCCGACAGAAGGACCAGAACAAGCGGTTTCCGTATGGTGTCCCGCAACTCTCTGTCGAGATTGACGGCGCGCTGTGTTGGGACTTCCGCGATCCGGCGCAAGATCCGGCTAACCCGGCCACTTGGCTGTGGACCCGCAACAGCGCACTCATCTGCGCCTGGCACCTCTGCTTCAACGAATTCGGTTTCGGCCTCGACTATCAAAAGGCACTACTCCCAGTCATCGACCTCTGGAAGGAAGAGGCTGACATCTGCGACGAGGACGTTCCTCTCGCTGGCGGCGGCACAGAGAAGCGCTACCAGTGCAATGGCACGGACACGACCGAGAACGGCCCGAAAGCCGGGTTGAATGCCATCCTAGCCACCTGCGACGGACACCTGGTTAGCCGGGGCGACGGTGCCCGTATTCTGACGGTCGGCAAGTTCCGTGAAAGCCGGTGCGCGACACTGACCGATGGCGACATCGTCGGTCACAATGTGCAGTACGGTCAGCTTTTCGAGGACGAGATCAATCGTCTCATCCCGAAGTTCACCTATCCGGCGACGGACTACTCGACGTCAGATACCGACTACTTCGAGGACACAGCGGCGCAGCTTACGGCGGGGCGAGTGCTGGCCGACGAAGCAGAGTACCAGTGGGTGCATCAGTGGCGCCAGGCTCGACGGCTCGGGAAGCGAGACTGGCTGCGCCTTCGAGAAAAGGCCAGAGGCTCGATCGACGTTCGCCTCTCGGGCATCAACTCAGTCTACGCGCGCTGGGTGCGATTGGAGACACCGAGGCGGCTGCCTTCGCTCAATGGCAAGCTAGTGGAAAACCGGAGGTCCATCCTCGCGCTGTCGAAGGCGGCCGGCTTCACGATGGATATCGTCGGTCACCCTGAAAACATCGATGCATGGACACCAGCTACAGACGAGGGCGCCCAGCCTCCTGTTCCATCGGCGCCGAACGCGGCGGGGATCCCGACGCCGGTTATCAACTTGGTCCAGGCGAAGCCGAAGAACGGAACGGTGTACATCCGCGTCGTCATCATCGACCCTGAAAATGCAAGCTTGACGCCGCACGTCCGCTATCGCGTGAAGGACATCGATGGTCTGGGTACACATGGTGCCTGGGTCGAGCAGGCATTCCCAGACGCTGACCCTTCCGTGGGCTACATCAACCTGAACACCAACGTCGTGCCTTCTGATCAACTGTTAGAAGTGCAGGTAGCATTTACGACCGCTCGCGGAGCTTACTCCGACTGGTCGATCACGGAGGAAGTCGTATCCACGGCTGATCCGACGCCGCCAGTCGCACTGTCGTCATTCACGCTCACGGGCTCCGCACCCAGACTTGGTAATGCGGCATTTTCGTTTGCGGTCGGGAACGACACTCACGTTAAGACGGTACAGCTCTATCGCGTACCTACCGGTAATATCTTCGACCCAGATACCGCTACCGCTGTCGGCGCGCCGATCGCGGTAACGTCGTCAAATTCCTACGCCTACACCGATGGCGATACGAGTCGGACCAACATGCTCGCCAATCCGGGCTTCGACACCGATACGGTATGGGGCAAGGGAACAGGGTGGACCATCTCTGGTGGGAAGGCTCACCACGCCGCCGGGACATCGGCCGGCGTATCACAGGCACTGAGTTTTACCGCGGGGATTGTCTACCGTAGTGCCTACACGATCAGCGCCCGCACCGGAGGATCTTTCCGTGCGCAGTTGCTGAGTTCACCGAATGTCCAGGGCACTATCCGATCTGCGAACGGAACGTGGCTGGACAAGCTGACGGCCATCGCCTCGAGCACAGCCTATAACCTTCTCGCCACATCTGATGGCGTGGGCGACCTCGACGACACTGTACTCTTCGCTGAAACCGTCTCGTGCGCCCCACAAGGCGTTTGGGACTACTACGCCGTCCCCGTCAATGGCTCCGGCATTAGGGGACCGTCGAGCGGTCCGGCCGTCGTCACCATCATCTAACATCGACCAGAAGCGCCGCGTCTTCGAGCTATCGAAGCGCGGTCTATGCGTGAGGAATCTGCATGGGTACCGAAATTATCGCCGCCTTCAACTCTGTCTATTCCGATGGTCCGGCAAGCAATCCGGATGAGCCATCCAAGTCTTTGATCAAGGGCGTGATCGGCCCGACGATCCAAAGCTCTATAGACGGTGCAAAGGCGCAGATTGAGGAGCTCGACAATCGAGTTGCGCAAGTCGAGAGCTCTCAAGGTGCGGATGCCATTGCTGCGGCCACCAAGACCGCTTTGGATTCGTTGGCGGCAACCCTTGGGCTAGGGGCGGGTGACCAGGGCAAGATCGGTCGCGTCTATCAAGACGCGACCGCTGCAAACAACGGAGACTACACATGGACGGGTTCCGCCTGGACGTACGTCGGCCTTGATCGTTTGGGGAAGGTTGAGGCTGCCGTTTCGGCTCCGATCAGCAGCTTCGACGGCGACCTTATTTATGATGAAAATGGTGTCCTGGGCATTGCTAAGACACTCTATGTTCCTCGTGCGCTCTATGCCCGCGTCGGGGCCGCCGTTCTGCAAGGCTCGTACGGGACAGCATCCGTTGCTATTCCGACGCATGTGGCGCTGACGGCGACGAACAACTCGCTCGCGACGGTCTATATCGACCTCGACGATACGACGAATCCGGTGAAGGTCTCGAATTTCAGCGATCTACCTACGACGGGGAAGCCGAACAAGATTATAATTGTCGCCGAGATCCGGACGGGACGGGTGAAGAGCCCTCATCAGGTTCTGAAGCTGGATGAGAACATCCGTGACCGCATCATGCTTCGCTTCCCGCTGGTCGTGGACGGCGACAAGCTTCTCGTACCGGCCTTCTATCACTATCGTAGAAGCTCGAACTTCACGCTGTACGCGCCGGCAGACGGTTCGCTCTATTGGGAGTTTGATCTCTCGACTGTACCCAACAGCGAGACGCGCTATTACTTCGATAGGCTTGCTGCTGAAGCTGGGAGCGTCCCGGTAAAGGCTGTAGCGGCGCTAGCATTCCCGACGTTCCCGGAAAATGAGATGATGGCGCTGATCGCCTCGTCTCTCAATCGGGTGGTTAAAACGGATCACCCGATTGCGGGGGCCGCGGCGGGCGGAGTCCTGCCGAACCTGTTCGAGCGCGGGAACGATCCTGACCGTGCATCCCTGTTCGCCGGCGATACCAGTGTGGCCAACATCACCAATCCGGATCTCATCGCTCTTGGGATCACCCGAGGTGTGACCGGCACGCAGGCATATTACGGCGCGAAGCTACCTGACGACGTTCCAGCCGATGGTTTCTTTTTCGCCCGCCTCTACATCGAGGCGAGCGTCGCGAACAATTTCCAGTCGCCCAGGTTGTTCTTCCTCGATGAGAACGGGACGGCGATTGTCACTTCGACGCTCATTCTGGAAAAGAAGATTTCCACTACGGCGGCAATCTATGGGCTTATGGGGCGCTACACCTTCTCGCAACGGCCGGTCTCGTTCAATGTTGGTACCGCTCAGGCCTCTGCTTTCGTGAAGGTCGCGGGTGCGCAGGTCTACCTTGGGAGGGAATTCTACGGCTGGATTCCCCGCGGCGAATATCCGCTCGCGCGCGATGGGGACATCCTTTATGGCCCGCGCCACTTCTCTGTGGCAGGACGTGAAATCCCCTTCTTCCTCGACGGGCTCATCGCCGAGCGAGAAGATCGTGAGCAGTTTCGGCTGGTCGTTTCCAAGGATGCTGCGAGCGCCGCAACTCTGCCGTATGTCGCGAGCGGCGAGGATATGGTGTCTCTGGACTACAGCAAGGCGACCGGCTCAGTCTCCCTGTCAGTGGAAGGGGAGCGCAGCAACCGGAGCCGACGCTACCAGCGTAGCGTCACCGTCCAGCGGGCCACAGCGCCGGTCGCCGGCACGGTGAACGTGCTCGCCCTGGGAGACAGCATCACCAACCGATCCTTCCTTGACAAGGTTAGCGCCAAGCTGGCGGCGATCGGCTTGACGCCGACCTTCTTGGGAACGATCAACAATTCTGGCCTCAATGGTGAGGGGCGAGAATCGTGGGAATGGTCGGATTACATCTATTCGGAAACCCAGTTTGCTCCGGTGGCGCCTGGTGCCGAGGCTGCTTACCTTGCGCGCTCGAATGACGGAAACACCCAGCTTGCTACCGACCGCTGGAACTTCAACCCCTTCATCAAGGCAGCGGCTGCGGGGGCGGGGGTGTATAACGGCTACACTTTCGATCTGGACTTGTATCTTGATCGATTTTCGCTGGCTGATCCTGACTTCGTGCTGATCAATCTCGGCACCAATGACATCCGTGAGGAGGAAGCCGAGACAGCCCTGCTGCAAATCCAGCAGGGTCTTGAGGTCGTCATCCCGAATATCCGCGCGACCCGTCCCTCCGCTCGCATCGGCATCGGCCTTCCGACTGTTCCGAGGGCCAACATATCCGACGCGAAATGGCGATTTGAGCAGGTTCCGGCGATCAAGTTGATTTTGTCGTACGTCGCCGGCCTCGTAGATGCCAACATCGACATCCTGCCTTATTGGGCCCACATGTCGACGAATGTCGGCTGGTCCACGACGGCGGTTTCGAGCGAGGCGGGACAGGCGTTGGCCAAGATATCCGATGAATTCCATCCGCAGGAGATCAATCGCCATTACATGGCGGAGGTAGCGGCACAGTGGATAGCGTGCAAAAAGGCGGGGCTCTAGCGCCCCGGCGAGCTAGTTCTTACGGCAAGGGTGGCAGCGCGCTAAGCGTCTCGATATTCTGGAGGGCAGTGAATATCGACTTCGCCTCCGAATAGCGGCGGGCGTTTCTCTCCCTCTTTCCGGAACTTGGCCTGCAGCTCATTCAAGGCTGCCTCCCGCCGCTCGATTTCCTCCTCTCGAGCGGCAACAGCCTTCTCCCATTGCTCGGCGGATTGCATCATTTGACGATACTCATCGCTTTCTGATGCTGGCTTCCGGCGGAACAGAAACCACTCGAAGAAGATAAATGCTCCGAGGGATGCAGCGATCACGACCGCGCCGCCTAGCTCGCGACCGGTGAGGACCATAGCGATACCTAGCAGCCCAGTGAACGCGGCCGCGTCGGTGGAGGTAATAAAGCGGCTAATCAAAGTATGCCAAACCTTTTCAACATACGGTCTATAGGCGTAGAGACCGCGTCAGGAAGTAGACGATCGCCCCATTTAACTACCAACCGTCGCGCTGGTCCATAGCCGTTGAGACGCTCTTGGAATTTGAGCGCCTTCTCTTCCTTCGTTGGCTTCCGCTTCGGCTTAGGCCATTTACTGGCGGTGATTGCCTTGACCATCCAGAATGCATGTTCCCAGTCGGGTTTCTCCAAAAATCCGACCCACATTTTTTCCAACGTAACAAACTGGGACTGCATATGCTGGAACTCCCACGGCTTATTGCCAGCGAAATGCAGTACTTTCACGTCATTGATGTTGATCAGGTTGGGATGATGGACCGGTAACCGTTTGAGCGTGTTGTACTCCGGAGGAATTATCTTAACTTCCGAGGCGAGGACAAAATTCAGGAAGCCCTGATCGCCGCCGTCGTCGCTTTCGCTGTTGGGAATCGCTGCGAAAACTCTGTCTCGCAACCCCTCGGAAGGCGTGAAGCTGAATAGGCCACTATTGAACTCGGGTTTAATCTCGATGCCCCAGTCCGGCGCGGCCAGAAATTCATTGCCTTCGAACAGAATGTCGATGTCCTGGAGAACAACGCAATCGGCATCTACAAAAGTAATCCGGTCGTACTCCAGGAGCTCAAACACTCGCAGTTTTGAGAAAGTGCCAGAAAATCTCTCTTGTCCGTGAGCGTGGGGATTGTTGATGGGATCAATCTGACGGGTCCGAACGTTCGGCAAGTGGCGAAGTGCTCTTGGGGTATAGGGGTCTGTATGCAAGACGAGAAGTGGTACGTCGGTCAGCCGCGCCAGAGACCGTGCAAGAGCCATCGCGCCAAGTACGTACTGCCCATCTGCGAGTGTAACATACGTATGCTTCGCCGCGTTGGGTTGGCTGCTGGGGTCCCCACTGCACAGTCTCCGCTCGGACCGGGTAAGAAGGGGGGCCAGAACCGACATCTGCGATAAGCCAATTAGGCTCACCTCATACTGGTGCAGAATAGTTCGCAAGAAGTGCAGATCGAGATCGATGCTATGCTTGTCTTCGTAGCCGCCAGTGTAGTCCTTCTCCTTCAGATGGGCCTTCACATCGTCAGGTACAGTCCACGCATATCGGCTGGCGGTGTTTTGATAGAGATCGATCCCCGCCACATGAATTTCTTTGAAGCCGAGTATTGCGGCGAAAGCTATCATCTGCATCCCTTGTGTAGGGAGCGGCCTGCCCATCATAAACCTGGCAAGCGTAGGATCGGAAGCTATAACGGCCCAATGGTCGAAATTCGGCTGGAACGAGACCGCGCTCTGGGTAACCGCGGTGTCGCGTGAATCGGACGGTTGGAAAGGCTGAAAGAATGCCTCGATGCTGTATTGATCTAGCCGTTGGATTTCTTGGATGCGATCACGCAGACCTGCATTGTCGACAGACCAGAAAAACCCATCGACACGCTCGCCAAATCGCTTCTCTTCTTCAAGAAAAAACCAGTTAGCCCGGAAGATGACGAAGTTGTCTCTTTCTTGCTGGGTAAGACGGACTTGTGAGCAGGAAGGGCCGTTGCCTACGACCAAACAGGGTCGCTTCAGCTTGTCGCCAAAATGACTTCTTATCCGTTGAAGCTCTTTATCAACGGAGAGGGAATTTTTTGGAAAAGCTGGCATACGATCCCTGCTTGGCAATGGTGGGCGATGATTTGTTGTCGGCCCCGATGGGAGGCTGTCACAGCCTGCTTACGAGCTTCTTTTGGATTAGGGAGTTCAGGTACGCCTTCTCTCGATCGAAATCGTGCTTCCCGTCGGACTTCGTAGTGACCCCAAAGTAGCGCGACAGGGTCGTTCTGTTGTCAGAATAAAAGTCGAAGCCGTGAACGTATACGTCTGCGGCTTTGCCATGTCGATCCCGGGCCCATTGGACAGCAATGATGCCTGTCGACGGCCACTGATCCTTAGCCAGGTCGAAATCCATTTCGATGCGCATTCCGTCGACGTAGATCGATGACTTCAGTACGTTTTCCTGCGGAGGGAGGACTTTGCATCCTCGATTCTCATCCATGAGGCGCTTTGAGATCTTGTCGTAGTCGTCGCGGAGATTGCTCCCGGAAACAAAAACCTTGGACGGGTCAAGGGCCCGTAGTTCTGCACTTTCCATGCAAGCTGGCGAGATAAGTGCATAGTCTGTTTTCGACCCGACGAACTTTTCGTAGCCACCAGTCCGGAAATTATTGACCCGAATAACCACGTCAAATTTGTCGATCTTATCCCCAATCTCTCTCTCGAGTAGAGTTGGGGCATTACCAACGACGAGGACCTTGATTGCTTTTTCCTGACCGGCCAGCCGCTTAACCCATGGGACAGACCTGCGGGCTGTCCGCCGCGCTTCGCGATAGTGCTCAATCTTGAGATCACCCGCTAAACGCTTTGCTATCTGCTTCGCTTGATCTAGTTCTTTCAGCACATGATCAAGGCGCAGCCCGCGAGCGTCGGTATTCACCCTCTGACGCTGAGCCACCCTCATCAGTTTCAAGATGTTTGTTTGGACGCCTTGCAGTTTGCTGATTTTTTCGTCGAGCGTTTCAGCGGACATTTCCTGATAGAGGTCGACCATCTCATGTGTGAAGTCAGGCAAGTTCTTCACGATCGAATGGGTTCGTCGGAAAGCGCGGTCTTTAAAGTTCTGCACGCTGTAGCCTTCAGCGATCGCCCTATACTTACTAGGATTCGGCTGAAAATCGGAAGCCAGGCTAGCCACGCGTCGGCACATATCGTCGGGATCGAGAGCGACGTATTCCCGTGGAAGCATTTCATTAAAGCCGGTGGTCGCGAATGCGAACGCGGGGTGGCCGCTTGCCAAAGCTTCGAAAACGACCAGCGGAGAGGGGTCGTCACGGCTGGACAGAATGAAAATGTCTACTTCTTTCAGGGCATCATGGAAATTCTTGCTATGCCCCATCCATTTGATTTCTTTTGGATAGGGTATGTCGTCGTTGTCTTCTCGGGTTTCCGAGGCTGCGTACCATCGGAATTCGAGAGGCCGGTCAACAAGAGTTGGAACCGTTTTCGCGATGTAGGAGAAGATATCTATCCCCTTACGATCGTCCGGGATGCCGGCTCCAGCGATCACGAGCGGAGCGCCGGCCGCCTTCGGGGCGGCTTCAACGTTCACCTTAAACTTGGTAAGATCGACGACCTCATAAACAATACGGAACGTATCAAGCGAGAACCCCAACATGGTGGCGACACTGTGCAGGCATTGCGAGGTCGGTACCCAATTCTCGACTATCAGGCACTGAAGAAGCTCCCGTGCCTTCTGAAAATTACCTGCTCTGCGTTGTGCAAGCTGGCGCAAGTTCCAAGCGGTCTCGTGCCAATAGATGGTGACAGGGATGCCATTTGTGACTGCGGTTGCTAGCGCGCTGAGGCTGTTCGGGAGCAGTAACGACTGAAATCCGTTGAACAGGAAGTGTGGGGTAGCCTGACCCTTCATCTCATCTTGAAGGGCAGTTTTGAATTTTTCGGGGTCTTGATCAAGGTGAACATATCCGCCGAGGTCTGCGATCCGGTCTTCACCGATGAATGCCTGATAGACGGATGTGCACGGGGAGGTATGCCGATCTCTCGGGTGATGTGACAAAAAGACAAAACTAGGTATTGTTACAGAGGAAATGACACTATTCATCGTAGCAACTCTTAGGTGTTGGTCTTGGGGGACTGTCCTAATAGTCCATGATCATTGTGCTGTGCAACAGATACGTTGGCCCTGGGACGATCACTCACTTCACTAACGCTAGGACCTGCTCGATCACCTTCTGGTTGCCGAAGATCGGTTCGTCACGAGAGGTTGGTATATAGCTTCTATCGCCGTGTTTGAAATTATTGAGAATTGCCGTTGCTGAAGTTCGGGATCTTTCTTCGTATTGACGCGTGATGTTCTCGAAGAGCGATGCATCGTCAACCTCACTGAGGGCCGTATCAATGAACAATTCCATCAGGTTCAAATCATGCAGGGCAAAGCCGGAGGGATGCCCAGAAAATTTTAGCGGCCACAACTGCGCCCCGGCCGCCTCACGAATCAGCGCTGCATGAGAGGCATCCTGCCGGTGATAAGGATCGAACAAAACGTGTGTTATCGAGGAGGATCGGTCGATCCGCAATCCATGCTTAGCGATCTCAGCTATGTCTTCGGCCCACCGAGTCTCAAAGGGGGTCTTGGTTCGATCGGAAGAAAACTGGGGTGAAATCGCGACGCAACGGGTAGCGCCAATAGCAGGCGCCAGCGCAATTGCGGCAAATCCCCCCATACTGGAGCCAAGGGTAACGATGCGTTCGAAGCGCAATGTCGCGTCGCCTATCAGCTTGGCGGCTGACAGGGCTCCCTCGCATTGGTACCAGTGATTTCGCTTGGCGACTACGTGGAAGGCTGCGAACTTCGACGTCTCATCCGTCCAAAGAGGCTTTGGCTCTACGCGTGTCCAGTTTGAAAAGGTGATCGCGGCTGCATTTCCGTTAGAATCTCTAAAATACACGTCAATATCGATGTCCGCGTATATGAGTTTCATTATGTTGCCACCCTCTTTAAAAAGGGATCCCTTCAACCTTGTTTTTACGCGCGACTCAAGTAGGGGGGAAAAGAAGAAGTGTTGATGAACATCGGTATCACAATTGAACGTATTCAAACTGCTGACCAGCCCGGGCGCGAATTGGACCTGGAAATAGCCTTGCTCATGGGTTGGAAAAAGGCAGACGGGAATGAGAACGCGACCGGATTAGAAATGATAGGCCCCACTGGAGAGGCGGGACCGCTCCCACCGTTTACGTCATCAATGACGACGGCGGTCGAGTTGGTCCATAAAGTTTCGCCAGGTGATGCATGGGGGGCGGTTTTCGAGGGCGGAATAGGTAGCGCCTCGATCGGTAACGGCCCTCCTAGCAGGGCGGTTACGCCAGCTATGGCCCTTTGTCTTGCCGCGCTTCGGCTGAAAGAGTTCCGTGATCGGAAGCGCAAAGCAGCACAAGCGAGCGCGGCTAATAAAAATGTATAGACTGCGAGAGGGCGAGCAATGCTCAGCAACCACATGCGCGTCACATGCGCATTGATGATCCGAGAAATTTCTACCCGATACGGCGGCAAGCCTGGCGGATATCTGTGGGCGCTTTTGGACCCCGTTGCACACATCGTTATCATGACGGTTATCTTCGGCGCGATCGCCAAAATACCCGCTCTGGGGTCAAGCTTTTCCCTGTTCTTTGCGACAGGCTACCTGCCGTTCATGTTTTTTCAGACAATGCAGACGTACGTCTCGGGTGCCATAAAGGCGAATAAGGGCCTGTTGAGCTACCCCGTGGTGTCGCCATTTGATGCCGTGACCGCAAGGTACTTAGTGCAAGCCTTTACCTCGTTCGCAATCGCCATTGCTGTCTTCGAAGTTATTGTACTCGAAGACGGGATAACCCTTGATATCAACTATGGGGCCCTTGTTGGGTCGTGCTTGCTTGCCTCATTTTTAGGGCTCGGGATCGGACTCATCAACATTTTCATGTATGCCCGCTATCCGATATACGAGCAATTATTTAGCCTGGTAATCAGGCCCATGTCCCTGATCTCAGGAATGTTCTTCCTGCCGGATAGCATGCCGCATCCCTACCAAGACTACATACTGTACAATCCGCTCTGCCACATCATTATATTGTTCCGAGAGTCGGTATATCGAGAATATAGGGGTACCGGGCTCGATATGAATTACCTTCTGTTGATCACGAGTGGGTGCATTTTGGTTGGATATTTGCTTTTCACCTTCGGATCCAGAACGATCAGGGAGAATTAAGAGCCACTTTCAGGCGCGCCACGGGTGCTTGGCTCGGGAAACTTTTTCCGTCCTGGGCCGTTCGATCACCGCGCTAAAATTTCCCTGACGACGTCGCTGTTTTCACCGCAGCGTTCGGGGGAAAATTTCCAAACACCGTTGCCTCTCCAGGGCAATAGCCGCGGCGACCATCTTAACAGGGTCGCGTTGCCCGCGCGGAAGGTGACGAGCCGAAAGGCTCCATGCTGCCCTAGCAATTTCGACGGTGATCATGAAACACCTCGGTTGATCGTTAACTGAGCGTTATGTGCTCTCGCTTTCCCGAAGCGTGCCACGTTAGGGAAAGCCCCAACCAGATTGTAGCGCCGCCGATGAAGATCAGTGGGCCCCGGCCAAGAATGCCGCGAGAGCTAGGAGCCGCGGCCTTTTTGTTTGCGAGCTATCAAAAGTAGCAAAGCGAATACTACCAGCGCGACTGGCCAGAAATCTGTGGCCTGATCCCAATTCCAGAGCCAGAAATTATAGGCTTCGAGGTGAGGTGGAGGCATGTGCACGCTAATTTCATAGTCGCGCTTCTCGCGGCCATGAAAGTGGCCGGCGCCGAAAGCGAGCGCGATGATGACCGCGTCGCGGCGTGAGTAGAAGAGCATGCCGGGAACGGCAACGACAGCGGCAATGCACAGCGCCTCAACGATATGGCCAAGCCAGTCAAAGTTCTCGTGAATGTAGTGCCAAGGGATTTCCATGCAACGCTGCTCCTACAGGGCTTTCGTTACAACCTGAGTAGCAGCGGATATCAAGAAGGCCGCCAGCGCGACGGCCGTTCCGATCCTCGCAATCTTCATGCGGCGCTTGCGTGCGCCCTTCCAGTCATAGCTCATCGTGAGACCTGCGCCGGCGTCGGCTGCGACCCAGGCGAAGTTCCACCATCATCCGCACCAGCCATCCCCTGACGTCCGACGTGTCAACGAATTCGGACATGTGATCGATCGCATATTCAAGTGTTCGTTCGGTGAGAGTTGTGGCTCCCTCCGGCGATCCCGTCAGACTCCGTGCCCATGACACCAACTCCGGCAGCAGATCCACGACCTGGGTGCTGCCGGCGTGATGCGAGGAGTGATCAAAGGCGTGCCGACAGGCATTTCTCAGGCCTAGTTCAAGCGCCCGCTCGTCGCGGGTTCCACTCATGTAAAGGCTGACGGCCCGACGAGCGAGACAATCTGCCTCGTCGCTGTGGCGACCGAGGTTGCGATCGTTGACGACCTTTTCGAAGGCCGCGGCGATGACAGTAAAACCTTCAGGAAGAATGTATCCGGATTGCGTTTGATCGAGCATAGCGCAACTCCTCCACTCAGGGCGAAAGCGCTTATGATCTCTCAGTCGCAGGAGCCCGTTTTAGTGTCCCGCGATGGGCGGAGTATGCGCTGCTAAGGCGCACTTGACGAATCTTTTTCCGCATCCTGCCGCATTTGGCCGATGCGCTTTTCCCAGAAGCAAAGGAAATATCCTATGAATAGAACGACGTTCCTCGCCTATGCGAGGCGCGCGCCTTTTGGCGGCCGCCTGATGCAATCCCAGATCGACGGCATGAATGCCATCCTCGACGAGTGGGATCGGCGCCAGTCGACCGGCAAGGTGATCGACAATCGGTGGCTCGCTTACATGCTGGCGACCGTCTTTCACGAGACCGGCGGCACCATGCAGCCGGTGACCGAGAACCTCAATTACTCGGCCGCGCGCCTGACCGAGGTCTGGCCGTCACGGTTTCCGACGATCGCCAGCGCCAAGCCCTTCGCCCGCAATCCGCGGAAGCTGGCCAACAAGGTCTATGGCGGCCGCATGGGCAACAGCGCTCCTGACGACGGCTGGCTCTATCGTGGCCGGGGCCTGCCGCAGATCACGGGCAAAGAGAACTATGACAAGTTCGGCCTCGCCAAGACGCCGGAGAAGGCGGCCGAGATGGGAACCGCCATCCGTATCCTGTTTGATGGCATGATCGGCGGCCTCTTCACCGGCATGAAGCTCGCCGACTATTTCAACCAGGTCGACAATCATCCGGTCGGCGCGCGCAAGATCGTCAACGGAACCGACAAGGCGAAGCTGATCGCTGGCTATTTTGGCAACTTCCTCGACGCGCTCGAGGCGTCGCGAATGCCGGCCGAACTGCCCGACGTAAAGCCCGAAGCGGCGAAGGCCGACGATATGCCGGCCGAGAGGAGTGGTACGGCGGTCACGACTGTTGGCGGGCTCTTCGGCGGCGCTGGCCTTTCGGCCGTGCTCGGCGTCAACAATCCCTATGCCTTCGGCATTGCCGCGCTGCTGATCGTTATCGGCTCGCTCGCGGCATTCATGTTCCTCACCGGCCGCTGGTCGGTGAACCGCGCCCCGGCACGCTGACATGTGGGCGCGTATCATCGCCGGCGGGCTCGCGCTCGCCGGTCTCATCTGGCTGGTTGCCGAGATCCGCGAGGACGGCGCCCGGTCGGTCATCACTAAGATTGAAAGGCAGAACGATGCGAGCGGTGATGCAGCGAGCAATGCTCGCAGTGATTTTGACCTATGCCTCGATCGGGGCGGCGTGTGGGACTACGGCGCCGGCAAGTGTCGACGGTCTGCGGCGCGTGATTGGCACTGATCTGATCGGCGCGCGAGGGGCGACGACCGAAGATCAGCGGAAAATTGACCGGACCGCCGTCGGCATCTGCGCCGCGGCGATCTGGACGAAGGCGGAATGCGAGCGACACGGGGAAGGGCGCTAGGGTATGGCACCAATGGAAATTGATGCGGCGGTTCACCGCCAGCTTGGGGAATTGGTGGCGGGCATGCGGGGCCTGCAGGAATCTATCCGGCGATTGGAGGAGGGGTCGGTGCGGGCAGAGGATAAGGCAGCGACGAGCCGGGCTGCCGTGCATCAACGCATGGATCAGCTCGTCGACCGCGTCGGCGACCTGGAGGCATCGGTATCAACCATCGATTCGAACGTTGCCGAGATGAAGCCTGTGACCGACGACGTGAAGCGGTGGAAGCTGATGGGCATCGGCGCGCTCGGCGTCACGGGGATAGCCGCGATGGCGCTGGGCGTGAGCTTCGCTGAGGCCATCAGGCGAATTGTGTTCGTGATTATCGGGAAGGGATAGCGGCGCTGGGCTGCTAGCTAGAGCGAGGGGTTCCGACACGATGAAAGTGCTCGCTGGATTTGGCGCCAGACAAAAGAATGGCCCCGATGGGGCGTCGGGGCCAAGGAGATGTGCGTCATCATCACTGAGAGGCTTTACGCGGGAAACTGACTTCCCTGTAAAGCCCGGCTATGATCCCGGGGAGGATCATTGCATTGGGGGTTCAGGGGTGCCACAAGTCAGAAAACGCGGGCCGTATTATTGAGTTCCGCCTCTGCAAAAAAAATGGCCCCAAAGTGCAACCAACGGGGCCAAGAGAGTTCACTGTCCAACGAGCCCTTGCAGGGGTGGATAGCTTGGGCTCGTTCTGTAAACCCGCCATCCAGGTGACTGGTTCCGCGCTGGCGAATCCTACAAATTGCGCGGCGTGCAGAAGCCTGCTTTTATACGGGCATGACCACGAAGCTTTCAGACTTGAACTTACCCCTTTTTGTTCTGCATGAACTCAATATCCGCGGATATGAGACTGCGGAGGAGTTGAGGAACATACCTTGCGCCGAACTGCTCACGATCCCCAATCTGGGCGGAATCGTTTGGCGACGGATTTGCAAAGCAGCCGGGCGTGAACGGTTTAATCCGTGACCGACCCCTATCAGCCGAAATACCAGTGGCGCCGCACCGAGCTGGACGCCAATGACCCGCCGACCGATTTCGATTGGCTGGGGTTTGATGGCATCGGCTACATAGGCCGCATCAGGAAAGAGACCGGCGGGCCGACGGCTGGCCGCTGGAACTGGGCCGGGTCCGTCCCTCGGACGTTCAAAGGGTCCCCGCCGACGCCGAACCAAGGCTATTGCGATACTGCGCGAGAGGCCACCGAGATGGTCGAGACCTATTGGGATTGGTGCCTGCGACGGATGCAGAGCGAATAGGTCAATTGAGCAGGGGTGCCTTCGGCTTTCGAAGGATCACGCCGACGGCATCTTCGAACATCGTATCTTTGGCGTCGACCGCGAGCCAATGGTTATGCGCGAGTTCGATTAGGGCGTCGCAGACTTCTCGCTCAGACCAGCCGGCGTCCTCAGCTTCCTCGACTACCGCGTGGAAGATTTCCTCAAGCGCTAATTGGCAATCCAAATCCCGATCGGGGTACAAGTCTTTCCTCTTCGGCGACGCAAAAATCGATGGCTTCGGCATTATTTTCCTCCGGTGCTCCAGCTTAGACGTTTTCGCTGTTTCATGCGTTAATTCGTCATGGCTAAAACGCTCAGAAAGAAATCTGTTCCCGCGGCACTTCCCGAACCGATGCCGCGCCGCGTCGATCCATGTGTCGCAACCCTGGTCGATAAGCCGCCGAAAGGCCCGGAGTGGGCCTTTGAGGTGAAGTGGGACGGGTACCGCCTCGCTGTCCATGTCGAGCCCGGCGAGGTGAGGGCAATCACGCGCGGCGGTTATGACTGGACGAAGAAGTTCGGTTCGATCGTCGCCGAAGCGCGCGAGCTCGGGAACGCCTCCATGATCCTCGATGGGGAGGCGGTCGTTCTCGACGACCAGGGCCGATCAGATTTCGGACTGCTGCAGCGCGCGGTCGGGAAAAGACCAAGCCTGCACGAGCCGAGCGAGATTATCTTCTTCGCCTTCGATCTCCTCTATCTAGATGGCCAAGACCTTCGAATGCATCCGCTGTCCGAGCGTCGGCGACTGCTCGAACCGATCGTCGCCGGCCGGACTGGCGCGATCCGCTTCTCGGAGGAGGTGCACGCCGACGGCGCCGAGTTCTTCCAGGTAGCGTGCGAGATGGGACTCGAAGGCATCGTCGCGAAGCGGCGGGACAAGCCCTATCGGTCGGGCCGCCGGCCGGAGTGGCTCAAGATCAAGTGCGCGCGGCGCGATACCTTTGCGATCGTCGGATACGAGCCGTCGACGGTGTCCGGCGCGATCGGCAGGCTGCTGCTGGCGGCGAGGAAGGGCGTCGATCTCGTCTATGTCGGAGGGTGCGGCACAGGGTGGAGCAATCAGGAATCGATGGCGCTACGGGAGCTACTCAATGCGATCCCTGCCGATCGGCCAGCCGTTGCGCTGAAGCGAAAGGGTGCTGTCTTCGTGCGGCCGATGCTGGTCGCCGACATCGAGTACCGAGCTTGGACACAAGACGGGAAGCTTCGGCACCCATCGTTCAAGGGCGTGCGCGAGATGGAAGGGGCAACTGAAGTGTATGAAATGAAGCTCTAGCGTAAGCGGTGTTTTTCTCGCACATTGACCAAGCGCGATAGGCCATTCCGAAGATTACCGCTGCGACATTGATGGGAAGAATGTGCCAATTGCGGTCATTGCGCGAAAGCGCAATTGCCCCTCGTCAGCTCAGCAGAAGTGAAAAAAAGACGCCTACAAAAACCAGGACTGACGCGATGTACGCAGATTTCCAATTTGGAAGATAGGGAAACCAAAACGGATAGACAAAGCGGTTCAGCAACAATGCGCCGGATGCCATAGAGGCGATAAAAAAGCATCCGATGATATCATGCAGGTCGACCATTTTCTCCATCTCGCTAGCGTAACGTGAAAATATCTATTGCTGCATAGCCATGGAGACTTCAATGGATATGACTACCCCCAGCGGGCGGCTTTTTGGTCTGTCCTTCTTGGTGTTGTGGGTCTTGCTGGCGATCCTGCTCTTCAGCGGCGTGCGTCAGGGGTTGAGTGCAGGGCCAAAGGACGATGATCGGTCCAGCGCGCCGGATCGTTCTCTTGGGCGCATAGCTCGGTATCTGTTGGAAGGCGACAGAGAGCGTCGAGCCATGGGGCTGGCTGCCGAGGCCGAAGCCAGGGCCTATTTCGCGCGCCGCATTGGTAAAATCCATCTGGCAGCGCTAGCTTTCTTCGCGGTGACGACATTGCTTCTGACGATCTGGAATCTGCATGAGGCCAAGATGCACCGGGCATCTCATGTCCAAGCCACACCGCCGTCGCGGCAGGTTAAATGA